CCAAGGCCACCGCATCGCGATGTAGAGCTTCTCCGGGTCGAGCCTCCTGGCGAGACCTGAGGTGGCCTTGGGCTGCTTTGCCAAGAAGATCTCGGGGCACTGCCGCACCGACTGAAAGATCGCGAGACCCTCTGATGGCCTCACCCCCTTGTCGTTAGGACCGCCGAACCACGAGACTCTGCCAGTGATGGTGATCATCGCTTTATCTCTTCAGGAGTTGTCGGGAGTGGCGATGGCAGCACAATCACAGACTGGTCAGACTGAAGTCGAAACGGCGGAGGTTGTGGCTGCACCTGTGGCAGAGGTAGCAAACCCCTCGCCTTCTGATCGTCGATTGCCCGCAAGATATCCGGGGTGATGCACACCATCATCTTCTCGGTCAACTGGCCTTGGTCCTTGACGATCGAACGCATGTTGTCTTGCTGATAGTTGAAAACCTGCCGCCACTGCTCGAGGATATCCTTCTGAGAATCGAACAGCTGTTGCAAGTTGCGATCGCGGGTGTCGAGCTGGCGGGTCTGGATGTAGAACACGTATGTCAGGATCACACCGACCAGGATGATCAGCACGATTGACAGCGGCTGAACTCTCAGAGCGTCGATGACGCTGCGCGTCGTCGAGCCTACCTCTTCTGTAATACCTGCATTCATCACTACTTCTTCTCGTTCGCGACCATGCGGCCCTTGACGGGCACGCCGTTGACGACGACGGTCGTGTCCGTCGGTGTGAGCAGAGCCTGTGGCTGAGACGCGCTGATCTTGTTCTTGACTGCGCCGCAGATACCGTCGACAACCGAGTTACCGATCCCCACAGCGACGGTAGCGCCTGACCCGAGGTTAGGGTCGAAGCCCGACACCATCGTCGCGATCACCTTGGCGATCTCCTCCCACGAGGTGGCGAAGCCGCAGGTCTGCTGGACCTTGGTGACGAGGTCAGCTATGTTGACAGAGCTGCCACCGCTGCACGCGGTGAGCGCTAGCGCAAGCATGATTGGTAGAACTCGCATGGATTACTCCTCTCAGTTCAGCAGTGGCGGGTTGTCGATCACGTCGAAGGCGTTGCAGTCGACTGATATGGACCCAGTCCACACAGTCGCCATGTACTCTTGTGGAAGGATCACCCGCAGGGCATCGTAGTATCTGCCAGGCTCCAGAAGCTTGGTGACACTACTAGGGACGACGACCTGGATCTGGCCGAGCGTAGGAGGATTGACGACCAGGATCGCAGCCGACCCTGCAGGGAGGCACGGGAGACCGTCGGGACCGAGCATGATCCACTGGATGGTCACCACGTCGGAGAGGTCCAGTGGGTCGCCGTTGACGTCAGTGAGGTCTCCTGATATCGTCCAGTTGTCGCCTGCCGTCAGCTCGACATCTTCGTGATGCGTAGGCATGGTGCTGACCTCTCAGATCTGATACCGGTCCGGACTGTCAGCCCGGACCGGCCTCAAAATGGCTTCCATCTCAGGGTCGGACGGCGTGCCACTTCTCAGGTGGAGAAAATCTTGTATATAGGCACCGACTTGACGTCTAAGGCTGCGGTGATCGTCACTTCGCTATCAGCCGACTGCTCGCTACCCACTGCGGACTTCACGGTGGAGTTCACTATGACGGTAGTGACTGCGACGGCAGACGCGACGCCGATGACGGGAGATCCTACTGTGAGGTCCATGGTTACCCGAGCGTTGGCTTGCCGATCGTCGGAGACGCGGTAGTGATCGGCTGCCGCAGGATGTAGATGTTGCTGACGTTGACGGCAGACTGGAGCTGAGACACCGCTCTCTGGAGATCTGCGATCTGGTTCCTGATGTCGACGAGCGCCTGAGTGAAGACAGCGGACTGCAGGACCATCTGCTGAATCTGTGTCTCGAGGACGACGACCCGGTTGGGGATGTCCCCCATGGCGCCGGTGGAGTCGAGAGTGATAGCTCCGCTGCCCATGACTAGAGGATACTGGACAGTGACGCGCTGAACCTGACCGCGGCCAGGGTCAGTTCGGCCGACGATAGAGTTGGAGTCTGTCTCCAGCGTGAAGTCGACGTTCACGTTGGTGAACAAGCTCTCCATGATGCCGTCGTCGCGGTGAGTCAGGCAGACGACCTGCGGATTCGATATGTTGGTGCTGGGCGCCTCGATGAACGGCGACCCGACGGTGATCCCCCTAGGCACCGAGTTGCCGTAGACTGAGAACCCAGTGGGCCCTATCTCTGGCCGCCCCACGTCGTACCCGACAGCGCTGAGGTTGGTCGTCTCAGCGACCTTGAATCCGCACATGATCGCGATCCAGAAGTCGCTCGTGGGGATGCGCGGCGTCCAGGTGACGATGCCAGTGCCGTTCGGGTTGATGACAGTGGGACCGGAGAGACCGATCTTACCGTCGTAGGAGTACCACCTCTGAAACGGTGGCGACGCCCACCTGAGGCTAGTGTCCTCGTTGTAGGCTGCCTGGACGTTGATGTCCCACGGAGACATGCCGAGGAAGCCCCACATGAGGTCACCGGGCGTCAGAGATACGATCGAGCTGACCGTCACTGTCGTCTTGGAGACGGTGTTACCACTGTTCATCTTCACGGTGGAGAGAGGATCGACCAGAGCGACGATGCCACTAGCCCACCCTGCGGACATCACTACAGATGCTGAAGTATTCGTCGGATTGAAGTCGAAGGTGATCTGTGTGTTAGGATTTACTCCCTTGCAGTTAGGGGCATAGAAGAAGCCGGCCCATAGACTCGGAGCATTCTGCGCTGACGACTGGAGCAGCTTCGAGGCGGCTAACTTGTAAGTGTTGCCTGAGTTGTCGGTGACTGACGGAGTTCCGGTGACAACACCAGAAGTGTACAGCGACACGCCGACGCAGATGAGGCTACCGACGGGGATAGGTCCAGCGACAGGGATAGATACTCTCGAGCTCGTTGAGCTCGTCGACCCGAGGTCGTGGAGGAATACGCTCACGCCAGCTCCGCACCGACCCTCTCAAGGACTGACTTCCAGTCTCTGAACTTCGGCTGCCGGAAGATCCTCATCGACGGGTACCATATCGTCTTCTCTCCGTAGAGCCCCCACCGCCAGTCGGGGTCCCACGAGAGGAGCAGCCACACTGGCTTCCCCAGCGCCCCCGCGAGATGAGCGATCGAAGTGTCGACCGTGATGACCAGGTCGAGGGCCATGATGGCGGCGGCCGTGGTGGCGAACGACTCGAACTGACCGGAGCTCTCCAGCGAGAAGAACGGCCCGTGCTGCTTGACGAACTCGGCTACCAGATCCGCCGGGAGGTCCCTGGTGTAGGGTCTCTCCGAGGTCAGGGACCCGACGGTGCACAGGCCGACCCGTGTCCCGTTGAGGGGGTCGCGGCCTGCGGCGAACGGGTTCCTGCCGCCGAAGGTCCAGTTGGCGACGGTGTCGGGGTCCACGATGAGGTACGGCTCGGTCATCCTGATCATGCTCTCGTCGGCGTCGAGAGTGGCTGGCACCGACGGTAACGGCAGGTGCCTGGTGTACTGTGGCAGGTACCGCCGAGATCGGAATACGGCGTCGTAGAACTCGAAGCCGAGGGTCGAGTCAGAGTACTCGAACAGCTCGAACAGCTCAGGCTGCACCTCCATGAACGCGTGAGGCGCTCGCTTGAGGACGTGCCTCATGAACCTGGCGAACATGATCTGATCGCCGAAGCCCTGCTCGGTCCAGATCAGCACTGGCTCCTGAGTGGGGGAGCCGTTCCAGCGAGGGATCTTCCTGCCATCGGCGTCGAGGTGCTGACGGTGGCCGCCGAAGAGGTGAAGGTTAGCGTGACCGTACCTGAGCTCGTACCCCTGCCAGCCCTCGTGCCAGTTCCCGTCCTGGAGGTCCATCAGCGCCTTGATGTTCCTCGACGCCTGGTGACTCGGATCGATCGCTAGGTTCTCGGCGATCAGGTCTCTGGCCTCAGAGCTGAACTGCATCAGGTTGAGGTAGTGCGCCTGCAGCAGGCGGCTCATCAGGTCGTCTGGCCGCTTCCGGACTATCTTCGCGTACCTGACGATCTCCCGGTTGAACATATCGTCATCCTGACGGATGTCCGCCACCTCGTCGAGACCGCGGACGTCGTAGCTCCAATCGTCGTCAGGGACGCACAGCATCATGATCGAGATCAGCGTGCCGAACACGTTCCGCTTCTCGCCGCGGAAGTTCTTCTGGTTGTACTGGCTCGGCCTGTGCCAGTAGAGGCGATAGCCGTGGTCGACCAGCCAGGCGATCAGAGCCTCGCTCTTCCCCTGGTCCTCGTTCTCCACGTAGATGATCGGCCTGCACCTCTTGATCGTCTCCTCGGCGCCCCTGAGGACCTGGATCTCGTGGCGATCGACGTCGATCTTGATGAAGTTGCACTTCGGCAAGCTCAGGCTGTCGATGGTGCGGCACGGCACTCGAAAGGCGCCAGTGTTGATGTCTCTCCTGGTGTAGGCGTGGAGAGCGTCCTGCCGCGACACCTCGAGCTCACCAGCCCTGTCGCTGGCAGCGACGGGGATGACTGCAACGTTGGACAGGTCATTCTGCTTGACGTTAGCGTGGAGCAGCGACACGTTGGCCATCGCCGCCTCGAACGCGATGACCATGCCGCTCTCGCCGACGATCTTAGCCATCGGCACTGTGAAGGCACCGATATTAGCCCCGACCTCGACGACGACGTTCCCCTCGCGGAGGCACGTCTGGAAGACGACGACCTCACCCTCGGAGTACTCGCCGTACATGGCGAGCGACATCCCGACGAGCTCATCCTCGTTGAAGATAGTGAACTTGCCGTGGCGGCACTCGTGTGTGTTCGGACTGAGTGTTGCTTCGAGCATGACTTCCTTCACTGGTTGGGTATGCGGATGCTGAATGACGTCAACGTGAACGTGTTGCCGGCGGTGACGACCTGGGCGGCCGACAGAGTGCCGTGGGCGTGCAGAGTGCCCGCGGCGTAGACGGCCCACCACGAGGCAGTGCCAGAGGTCGTGATGGTGCCGTCAGTGATCGGGCTCGACGTCACCTGCCTCCCGTTGGGAGATCCTGGAGCCATCGCTCCAAACACGCCACCGGCGCCCCAGCTCTTGTATCCGAGGAGACCAGTGCTGGACGCGACAGCTATCGTCGTCGGCTCAGCGGCGCAGATCGAGAGGAACGAACTGTTCGCGTGGAGAGTGTTCAGGCCGAAGTCGAGCACCACGTCTTCTAGAGAAGCGACCATTTCTAGACTCCTTGTTGCAGATTAGGCGGTACGGCGGGCGGCGCCTGAGGCGCCTCAGGCGGTCGCGGCGGCGGGAGCGGCGGCTTGAAGTGAAGATAGGCGAGCTCGGCGTCAGTGAGTTGCACCGCCTGGACGTCGCACCACGTGACGTAGCCCTGCCTGCTGTAGATGTGCTCGATCGTCTGAGCCCAGTACGAGCCGTCGACGCCGGGCCTAGCGCCAGACAGCTGCACGATGCAGTTGCCCTGAGCGGTCGGCTCGCCGTTGATGACGATGCGGCCCTGACCCTGCTGCTGACCGATGCCGTCGTCGTCACCCTGGTTCTGTCCGCTGGCCTGCTCCTGGTTGGCTGCAGGCTGAGCCCGCTGGAACCCAGCTGAGGCGAAGTTGAACGGCGTTGACGCCGTGACAGCGCTCTTGACTTGATCCCACATCGACTTTCCGACGTCAAAGAAGTGTCCGCTGGTCTGGGCCCACATCTGTCGCGTCGAGACGGGCCTGACTCTCCAGCCGATCAGATTCTTGCCCCACACTGCCATGACGTTCGGTGTGGGCGTGCCGTCGATGTTCTGGCCCTGCTTGGTGAACTGGCCCTTGTTGCCGGCCTTGACGCGGAACACCGCTCCGTACTCGTCGGCCAGCCGCTTGGCGAAGTGGTAGTAGCTCTCGCCGGCCTGCTGGTACCAGTCCTTCTGGAGCTCGGTCTTGTCGAAGTCCGGGTGCACCTCTATCTCGTGGTTCGCTTCCTTGGCGGCAGCCTTCAGGGCGGTCGAGACGGGAAGCTTGATGCCGCTCTCCTGACCGTCCTTGGCTCCCTCGCCCCAGTGATTGTTCTGCGGCTCCTTGCCGCCTCCGAGCATCTCCGCGCCGAGACCGTGTATCCACATCCGGCGGCCGCCCTGCTTGCGGCCGAACCCGTGCTCGATGTCGTGGATGACGCCTTCCCACACTAGATGGAGATTCTCCCCCACCCACCCGAGGCTGATGTTCAGCGGCGACTCGATCGGCGGGATAGGGAGTGATCCGTCCCTGTCGTCGAGCTCGATCTCGCACTGGTAGTCCTCGATGTGCGCACCGGTCAGTATCCTCACCATGACCAGGTGAGGGTCGACCTTGCTGGTGACGTCCATGAAGTAGCTGCCGCTGCCGATCTCGATCTTGACGTAGGCGCGGAGGCGGTTCGACTGGATCGGGTCTGCCAGGGAGGAATAAGGATCGAAGATCTCTGGGTCAGCGAGAGTGAGGGTGAGCGCCATCAGATCGTGTAGCCTAGCTTGTCAGTCCACAGGCTGTCCTGACTCTTCGGCTGAGGCCGCCCCGCTATGAGTCCAGGGTCAATCGGCACTCTCAGGTAGGTCCCGACCGGGATGAATGGCGATGACCGGTGAGCGAAGGCGAGCTGGGGGTTGGCGTCGAGCATCAGCTCGACCATGCCGAACGCCTTGTTCATGTATCGCTTCCAGATGATCAAGTCTGCTGTGACATACTCCGTCGTCACCTGGACGAGCTCGAATCCGGTGATCGCCATGCTACCCTCCAGCTCCGTTGGTCTGCCACATCTGAGCGAAGTACTGGTCCGACGCGGGGACTGGCATCCGCGCCATCACCGCCTCGAACGTCACCTGCTGCCCGATGCCCTGAGTGGACAGGAAGGTGTGGGAGCGAACGAGGCGCTCGCACACGAACCATCCCAGCATCATCGCCGGGTTACCTCTGATCAGAGGGTTCGGCACCCCCTTCCGACGCATCGACTCCATGCTCTCGAGCTCGTTCATGCCGCCGATGCGGTAGGGGAAGATCCGTCCCCTCAGGTGAACTAATTCATCGTTCTCACCGACCCACTCGCGGTAGATCGGCGCCCCCGCAATCTCCTTGTGCGCCCAGTCCGTCGCTGACTCGTAGTCGACCTCGTGGACGTTGAGGGGCATCACCTGGAACAGAACATGCCCCCAGCTGTAGAGGACAGGCCTGTTCGTGCTGCCCTCGCCAGCGACGCTGAGCGAGGGAGCGTACCAGCCAGTGGTGTCCGGCCTCGTCGTGCGAAAGTCTGGCAGGCCTGCTTGAGCTGTGTTGGGCATGCTACGCGAACCCTATGTTGCCGGCGGACTCAGCCTGACGCCTGCGACGCAGGCGATGAGTGTCGATCTGAGACTGGTGGCGCCCGGCACGCTCGATCTGGTGACGCGGAGGTGGCTCGACTTCCATCTTGACCTTCATCGTCGACCTGAATGCCTGCGCTGGCTCTGGCCGGTACCGGTTCGGGATGTCGTACTCCGGTGAGCCATACGGCAGCGACCCCTCACCGCTGCTTGGGTCGAGATATCCGCCGGCAGTGACAGCGTTCCTGCCGATGCGCATGTTCTCAGGCAGAGGCCCGCCTGTGTATTTCCTGTAGCGGACATCCCCACCAAAGTTGCGAGGATTCTGGCCCTCGCGTACGATGGCGCCGACAGATATGTCGATCCCACCGTGACCCTTGTGCCCGGGTCCGGTGTCGGTTACGCGCTGCAGCGTGTAAGATCCATCGGGCAGCTGCACCAGATATGTCTGGTTGAGCTCAGGGCCGCGCGACTCAGTGCCTCCGAAGGGAGTTCCTGGCAGCGAGACGCCCTGATGCTCCTCTTTCACCCGGGCCTGGTTCGAGCCAAACGGGTCACCGGGGTCCACTATCCTCGGGATGCCGCGACTCGGGTCACCCGGATGACCGCCGTAGTTGGTGCCCTTGGTATAGTACCAGCCCTCACTGCTCGGGCCATACCTCGCGGTGTCAGGGTTGAAGCCAGGCGTGAGCTGCCTCGGCAGGCCGCTCGGCATCTCTACAGAGCCTGACGCTCCACCGCCGCCACTGCCACCGCCCTTGCCGGCGAACGGCACGACGCTGTCACCAGCGTTGAGAGTAGATATCGTTGCCTTGTCGGTCATCCTCTTGATGGTGCCGTCAGCGCCCACGATCGCCTCTGGGGCACCGGTCTCGCTGGTCACCGCCAAGGTATCGCGATCGACGGTGCCACCCTCGGCGAACTTCTTTGGCTCACCAGGGGGTGGCTCTGTCTGCTTCTTGCGAGCCTGCTCCAGGATCATCTTCATGATGCCAGCCAGGCCGGACAGCACGCCGATGGTGCTCGGCTCAGCGACGTCCTTGAGGACGTTCTCTGGCTTGGTGAACTCAGGAAGATGCCTGAGAGCCGAGTTAGTTCTCTCCAAGGCGTTGGCTATGAACGCTATGGCATCTCCTATGTGGAGAAGATTTCCTACCTCTTTGTTCAGCTCTCTCAGCTCGAAGACAAGATAGTTGATCGCGTTCGCCGTCTCGGAGTTCACCATCGGGTGCTTCTCGAGATCAGGGAACTGCTTATCGTGAAGCTCGTGAATCAGCTCCTGCCTCTCCTTGTAGGCAGTAGCTAGACCCTTGGTCACCGGGTCGTTCTCGAGGAGACGCTGGAAGGCCCTGGCGGTAGGATCGTTCTTCTCGACCAGCATGTCGAGAAACTCGATCAGGGTCATCTTCCCCGTCCTCAGGTCGGTCACGAACGCCTGCATCTTGGAGTCGCCGCCGCCCTTGGCGACCTGCTCCATGAAGGTGATGAGACTCTCCCCAACCTGGGAGGCGTTGCCGAGCACCGACCCGGTGAGACCTGTCACGACGGTGGCGATATCCTTGTTGAGTTCGGCTCCCTGTATCCCCAGTATCTTGTATCTCTGACTCACCTTGGTGGAGGCGGCGATGCCCTGCTGACCGATCTCCTGGAACATCCAGCCGACCCGCTTGAGGTACTCTGGCATGTCCTCGTTCTTGACGCCGGCGACCCAGGCGGCGTTGGCCATGTTGAGGACCGACGTGAAGCTGGCTCCGGTCGTCTTCGTGATTCTCTCTAATGTTGGGAAGTATTCTTTGAGATTCTCGTTGAGGCTGAGAAGCTTGGTCAGGTCCTGCATGAGCTTCTCGTTGCCCTTGTCGACCGACGGTCCCAGCTTGGCTCGCCAGCTCTCCTCGAGGTGCTCGATCTCCTCTCTGTTGATCTTCCCTGTCGCGATGAGGCGGTTGTAGGCCTTCTCGTAGTCGGCTACGGCGAACACCGACTCCTTGGCGTACTCTCCGATCTCCTCGGCCGCGTGCTTGGAAGCCTCGGCCATGCCTTCGGCAAAGCCAACGACTGCGGCAGCGGCGTAGCCGAACGCACCGGCGATCTCCTCTTTCCCCGAACCCGACACCCGCCTGGCCAGCTTCTTGGCAGCGTCATCGTGGTCCTTGACGCGCTGGGTCTGGTGCTTCCAGAAGTCGTCGGTCGCCTTGAAGTACTGATTGAAGCTTCGAGCCGCTTGATCGAACGCTCCCTTGAGCTTGATGTCGGCGGTTACGACGACTTTTGTTACGGTTTCGTTGTCTGCCATCAGGCGTATCCTATGTCACTGGCAGATCTGCCGCGATCGAGGCGCGACTGAGCTATCGAGTTGATGCGGGACTCGTGACGCTCCGGTGGCTCGGCCTTCGAGTGCTGCCGCGGGTGGGTAACGTTCATCGTCGTCTTGATCGGTCTGCTCAGCTCCGCGCGCTGGCGGCGAATGTTCTCAAGCTCACTGTGATCCTTCCCGCCGAGCCTGTTGTACTTGTCAGGGATCGCTCCACCTAGAGGATCGTAATCATCATCTTTCGGTGGCATATTGCGCTGACGATCGGCGTCGAGCATCTCGGGCATGTAGGGTGCAGCAGCCGGAGTAGCTACGGATGGTTGCGAACCTCTAGGATAGTCACCGCGGCGGTAGCCTTTGCCCATACCTCGACTCTGAGCTTCGTTCCAATTAACCGTCACACCTCTCTTAGGTGAGTAAAAGCTGCCCCCTGCCGTTCGTCCTTGCTCCCAGCTACCTGCTGCCATCCTTCCGGGACCAGCGAGATCGCTGTGCATCGTATCCATGACGCCGTAATTGTTGGACCCGTGAAGGAAATATCCGCCCCAGCGATGACGCGCCGCAAGTGCAGGATTGGTCTGCTGCAAGACCGAATGAATGTCTTGGTGAAATTGCTCATACATCCTGTATTGAGTGGGGTCCTGATAGTTGGCCAGCATCCTTCCTTGTGGGTCCCTGATGCGGAAGTCGATGGCGCTGCCGGAGAGGTGCGGCCCTTGATCCTTTCCGCTTCGCTGTCCGGAGTAAGCTTCGACGGTGTAACCCTCTGGCAGATACTTCGATGCCTCTCTTGCCGCGGCCAGCAAAGCCCCGCGATTCGGATCATTGCCGCCTGCATAATTCTCGACGGCTGAGAGCCGAGCCGAACCGGCAACACCGCCACCGCCGCCGCCGCCGCCGCCATCACCGCCACTCGCAATTCCGGCATGAGAAGTGCCCGATGGCATCGCCCCCCACGGGGTCTGGACCATGCCACCGCCACCAGAGACGCTGGGTGCGGCACCCGTGCTCGCAGTCGCCTTACCGACGCCGAACTGATCCAACGTCGGGATGCCACGGCGCTGAAACCCGGCGACGCGGCTTGCCTGGTACTCGGCTTTTGGTTTGAGATAACCTCGCACATAGGCAGCCGCGGCTTGTTGGGCGTCGCTCTGATTCATCTGCGCCCAGACTTTGGGGTAGTTCTTCTTCAGGTTCTCAGCGGCAAACTGGCTCTGCAGTCGCGGGTCTCTCCAGTCCCTGCCGTTGAGCCACTTAGCGTAGTTATTCCACTCGTCGCCGCCCTCCTGATACAGCCCGTGGGCGAAGTGCGCTTCGCCGGAAAATCGCGGCTGGTCTGCGTGTCTCAACGTCGGATCAAAACTGCTTTCCTCCTTGATGTTAGCAAGCACGCCACGGATGCCAGCGTCCGACATGCCGACCTTTCGCCACTCATCGGCGACAATCGACTGAACGTTCTTGCCCTCGAAGCCGCCACCAGTGCCAGGCCACGGCAATGTACCGGCACCACCGGGACCGCTACCGGTCGGCATCGGCCCCCACGGCGTCTGCATCATCTTGCCACCGGACACACCTGCTCCCGTTGGCCATGGTGCTGTCTGCTGCACACTGCCGCCCGGGCCACTGGAGTCGACGCTGCCACCTGGACCGCTGCCACCGGGACCACTACCGCCGCGGCCACGTCTACCAGCCGCACCGATGCCGCGGCGGAAGCCGCCATAGCCATAACCGGCACCGCCACCGCCGCGACCAGTGCCAAACCCCCAACCTTCGACCTGCGCCTCTAGCGACCACGGCGACTCGCCTGCCCCTGGGGTGAAGGCGGCTCCGCGATCGCCGTAGCCGCGCATCGCCATCGCGTGGACTTCATCCTCGTTGGCAGCCTGAAGCGAGGCCATCACAGTATTGTCGCTGCCCCCGGAGCCAGTGAAGTACTGCGGATTGACTGAGCCACCGGCTTCTCCCCCGCCCGGGTAGACCTCGCCGCGGCGGTCTTCGATGTTGGTCGACTTCGGCCAGCTCGACAGGTCGAAGGAGCTTTTTCCGCTAAACACAGGAGCGCTGCCACCGAACCGCTGCGGAGTCGTGACCGGCTTCTCGAAGATGCCTCCTCTGTGCCTGACGCTGCGGCTTCCAGGACCGCCCTTCGGCTGATCCTGAGGAGTCTTCGGCCCGATGACGATGTCACCGGTGATGCCCCTGATGACGCTGGCAGGCGACGCTGACTTGAGGCTCTTCACCGCATCATTCAGGCGATTTAACGCATCGGCGAGTCCTCCGATGATCGTGTTAGCAGGCGTGAGAGAGATGATGGTAGTGCCAAAGGCGGATATCGCGGTGCCCAGGCGATTGATCTCCTGCTCGGTCTTACCTACGAGGGCCGGGTCCTCGCTCAGCTTGCGAAGGTCGTCATGGAATTGACCGGGTCCATTCTTGATCACCTCGGCCCAGTTGGTGGCGAACGTCCGCAGTGGTGCATCGTTCTCCATCATCCTTTGAAAGTTGCGAGAGTCAGGATGATTCTTCATCGTCAGCATGTCGAGAAACTGATTGAGATTTATGTTGCCGTCCTTGAGCTGATCGATCATCCTCATCATGCCGGACTCGCCCTTGTGGAGAGCGATCTCCTTGAGAACGGCGGTGATCTGCTCGGCGGCCGTGGTGCTGCTGTTGGTGACGTTCCCGAGATTGGCGATCGCCTCGCCGAGCTGCTTCTGGAACTCCCCTCCAGTGATACCTAGCTCCTTGAGAGCCTTCGAGGCGTTGTCGTGCGCCACGGTAGCGGCGTTGCCGTTCTCCCGGTAGGCGTTGGCAAGGTCGGCCAGGAACGACGGGATGTCCTCTGGCTTGAGACCGCCGTAGGTGGCGGTGCTGACCATGTTGAAGCTGTCCTGGAACGTGCTCCTGGTGATCTTGGCGTACTGCTCGATCTCCTCGAAGTGATCCTTGAGCTTGGCGTTGCCAGCTAAGAGGATGGCGTAGTCCTTGTTGATCTCCTCTATCCCCTTGCCGATGGTGGGGGCTAGCTTCCTCTCCCACACCTCGTTGAGCTCCTCGAGCTCCTTGCGGTTCGCTTGACCGGTGGCGAGGACGCGGTTCTGAGCTGCCTCGACCTTGGCAAACTCGTTGACGGCAGCGACAGCGAATGCGGTGACGGCGCCCACCGACAGGGCCTTGGTCATCCCCTCGGAGAAGCCGATGACGCTCTCCCCGGCCTTGCCGAAGGCGCCGGCGAGATCCTCCGGCGTCTGCCCTGAGGCTCGCTTGGCGAGCTTCGTTATCTGCTGGGTCTGCTTCTCGACGGCATCAGACAGCTTCTTGAAGTCCTCGGTCATCACCTTGGAGGCTTCGACCGCGTTCTTCGCCGCCGACTCGAAGGCAGCCTTCGTCTCGTCGGACCCAGTTATCCGTACGTTGTAGTCGACGTCTGACACCCTAGACGACCTTCCTCATGACTGGCGGGGGGTCGAAGTTCAGGGGCTTGACCGGAGCCTCTTCCTCGGGTGGCGGCTCCGTCCCGGGCGGCCGCGACACCGAGACGTTGCCGACGGCTGACTCGACGACTGGCCCGTCGTGGTAGGGGAACCTGGGGTCGTCTTGCGCGACGGGTCTCGTGCCGGGAGCGGGCTCGGGCAGCTCCTCCACCGGCGTGGACAGGGGCCTGGTGCCGGACGAGAAGTCGCTCTGGATCGGCTTCGGCACGACGTTGAACAGCGCCAGGAGCACGCGGTCGGCGTCGGGGTAGGTGATGGTGTCGAGGACTGACTCTGATATCCCCGACAGCTCTGACAGGAGAGCCATCGACGACGGGATCTGACCGCGCTGCCACCTGGTGAGGGTCCGGATCGACGGCGCCTTGATGTCGATCTCCTCGATGACGCGGTTCCCGTGCTTGATGGGCACCGTCAGCTCGACGCACCAGCCGCCCGACTTGCGGAGAGTGTCCACGGCTTACGGCGTCCCCGGCGTGACGATCGGCCCAGAGAGGACCGGCGGAGCCGCCGCGATCGGGATGTTAAGGAGCTCGTTGATCGAGGCGTTGCGGTCCCACTGGCCGACGACGAATCTGTTGGCGAAGAAGTCCCAGCTGTAGATGGGGCTATTCCCGACGACTAAGTCGTACGAGATGATGCCCTTGATCGCGTAGTTCCAGTGCTGGGTTCCCGACCGGTTCCAGTTCTGGGGGTCGGCCAGGCCCAACCGGCCCCTCATCTTGGCGGTGACCCTCATCGCCTCGGCGGTGAGCCTGTCTCGCAAGAGTCCATAGATCCAGAACACATTCTGCTCCGCCATGAAAGAGGCGACCAGAGTCGCCACGTTCGGGTTCCAGCCGATGAGCTGGAACGTCGACTCGAGCTTGGAGAAGATCGTGTCGATCTCGATGGCGATCGGCACGCCGCCGGCCCTGTGGTCGACGTACTGCTCGTTCAGCGCCGGCAGCTTCACCTCAGTCAGCTCGAGGTAGAGGCCGTTGTTGACGTCGCTCGGCTGGCGGCCGCAGAACATGTTGGCCTGGTCGAGCGTCAGGATAGTCTCTGCCATGTCGCGTCACTCCTTGTGATAATATCTCTCTCGTTGCGCGTAGAGTGGCCGCTGAGCGGCCTGTCAGCCGCCCCATACCCAGGGATGGGGTACGGGGAAAAGCGTACCAGCGAGCTTCCCTCAGCCGCTGAACACGAGCTGCTCGGCCAGCTGAGCGACCATGGCGTCGATGGCGGGCTTGTACCGGGCGCTCATGGTGGTGATCCTCTTCAGGACGGGCGGCTCCTCGGCCGCGAAGCTCACGGTCAGGTGACCCAGCCTGATCTCCTCGGGGGTGTTGAGGCTCCCGGAGAACGTGACCTTGTAGCCGAGGATCTGCTGGAGAGCCGTCAGCTGCCCGAGCCACTGAGCGATGGTCTCCTCGACGTTGGCTACGGTCTGCCGGTCGATGTTAGTCCTGCCGAGGTAGGTCCGCAGGGCTGGCATCAGCGACAGGTGGATGAAGTCCCGCCCTCTCTTGACGTTGTACATGCGCCACAGCTCGTCGTCACCCATGTTGTCGGTGGCGATGAGGATGAAGCCGCCGGAGCTGATGGCGCTCTCGACGCCGATCAGGCCCCTGGCGACGATCCCGAGGTTAGCTCCGAGCAGCATCTGGCCCTCGGTCTCGCCGTCAGTCAGCGAGAACGCGATGGACCTCGCGGGCCCGACGATGCCCTGAACCGCGCGGTTAGCGCACGAGTGGAACGGGTACCCGGTCCTGAAGTCCTCGGCGACCAGGGCCCCGGCCATCCGCGGAGCCAGCGGCATCACCACGATGTCGCCCGTCTGCGGGTCGAGGATCTTGACGCCCCCTGACAGGCCTATGAGCCTCTGGGAGTTGAGAGTGGTCCTCCAGTTCTCGTCGGCGATCATCGAGGTCCCCGCGCTCTCGACGATGGCGTGGGCGATCAGCGTGTCGAGGACGCCAGTCATGTTGGCGCAGACCGGGTTGGCTCCGAGCGCCATCGTCGTCATCACGGTGGCCTGGGTCGAGACCTCGGCGTCGGCTCCGCCCTGGAGGGTAGGAGAGCACTGACAGCCGACTACGGTCGTCGCCAGCGTGATGTCGTTGGCTGCGGCAGCGGCCGCCACCGAAGTCACGTTCATGCTGAGGTAGGTCGAGGTGATCTTCTGGTAGGTGCAGAGGCCGATGTTGGGGTCTGCCTGACCTGTAGTCCCCATCAGGTAGGTGACCAGGTTGTCGATGGTCGCGGAGAGATTAGCTCCGAGGTTGACCTGGTGAGCCGTTGGCGTACCGGCGGCAGCGATGAAGGTGACGTCCTGTGAGTTGATGGTGATCTTCGAGCCCACTCCGGGCTGAGCGTTGAAGATGAACTGACCGACCGCCTGCGACGCCGGCTTGGGAGTTCCGTCGGGAGCCGGGAGAGTAGCCGTCGGAGCGACGGTGAACCAGGCGCCCCAGGTGTCGATGAACAGCTCGTTCTCGCCGATGTGCCCATTCGGGTCAGCCACGGCGTGCGCTTGCGGCAGGACTGCGGTGGTGAGGTTCTGCTCTCCACTCCCGAGCGCGAACGTCATGTCGTATCGCTGGCCGGGGATGTACCCGACGCCGGGGACGCCGATCGTCAGCGTGTCGAGGGAGTTCGCCATCTGGCCGGTGTACCCGGGCGCGATGATGATCCTCGGCGTGCAGTACAGTGTGTTCGGAGCCTTGAGGAACGCGTACAGGCCGGTGCCGAGGACCGAGTCGCCCATGATGCGAGCGATGGTCTGCTGGAGCTTCATCGTCTCAGAGACGAGGCTGTCGCCGTACGGCGTCCTGACGATCACCAGCTGAGCGGCTATCTGGAAGTCCGCGAGCTGAGCGTTGATCGCGTTGATCGCGTCAGGAATGTAGCCGTCGGCCCCGAGGTGAGAGAGCATGACGGTGTCGTTGGAGAAGAAGAGGACTGGCGTGTTCTCGGGAAATATCTCCGGGTCGGCCGTCGAGGACGGCCCGATGATGCCGATGACGTCCATGTTGGCGCCGATGACCGGCATCGCTTGGTCGTCTTGCTGGATGAATTGAAGGCCAAAGACTGGAGCAGTTCCCATGGATGTTCTCCTGCGTTGCTAGTAGAGGATGCCGCCCGGCACGCTGATCATCAGCGGAGACTTGTCAGCAGCAGTCTGGTCTCCGCCGTACAGCATCAGCTCGACGACGGGCCTGCGGTCGAGGACGTCGGGCATGTCGGCGTAGATCTGGACGAGCCTGACGTAGCTGTTGCTCTTAGTGTCCGGCTCGATAGTTGAGACTACGATCAGTCCGCTCATCTCTGCCTCACGCTCAGCGTAGCCATCTGCGTGACGACGCCTGGAGCAGGCTCGAGCACCACTGTCTGCTGCTGCGGACTCACCGGGTTGCTGTCAAAAGGGGGCGGCGTCGTCTCCCAGTCGAAGGTCAGGTTGACCTCGGTGTCGATGCACTGCTGCGGATCTGGCGACGGCGACCCGCCGTAGGTCGCGTAGGTGAAGCTGAAGATGGCGACGTTGAGGAGACCCTGGGGGATCAGCTTCGGCACGCGGTACTGGATCGCGACCGGAGTGACGACCGCGCCGTTGCCGCTCTGCTTCAGGTTCCACGCCGCCATGCAGTTGTCGAATCTGAAGAGTTCGCTGCCAGGGTCGGTGACGACTGACCCGCCAGCAGACTGCCTGTACACCTCGCCAGGGACGAACAGCTGGGTCCGCGACTGACGCACGAAGTTCATGCCGTTGGCGACGCCCATGGCGTAGGGCTGCGGACCTCCAGAGAGGCTCCCCCACAGCTGGTAGAGGTAGCAGTCGCTGCCGCCCCCGAGGCGGAACGCGAAGACGAGGCCGCTGACGGGGTCTCCGTAGGCAGCGCTGGCGATGGCGACGTGTCCCTGCGGCATGCTAGAACTCGATGCCTCCGGGGAGAGTGATCTCGATCGGCGTCATGTCAGACACCTGCTGGTCGCCACCGTAGACGGCTATCTCGAGGACTGGTCTCCGGTTGACGCTGGACGGGGGGTCTGTGTAGACCTGGACCAGCCTAACGTACTGCGTGGTGTCAGCGTCGGGCTGGATGTCGCTGATGGCGAGAGTGAACACCCCGTCTACCCTCAGCTTCGAGTACTCGTAGGAGTAGGGCATCTGTTCCTCACAGGTGGAAGGCGGCGATGTTGCTGCGGCCTATCTTGATCGCGCTCAGGGTCGGCGTGAAGGTGACGGCGCCTGCCCCGACGCTGACGCGGCTCCCCGCCGTGAGCGGCAAGACAGTCGTCGCGGTGCCGGTGACGGAGCCGTCGCTCTCCCACGCCGCGTCGCAGGTCGGCGTCGTCACATTCGACGGTCCCGCCCAGAACGCGAAGAACAGCTCGCCCGGACCGCTCGGCGCGCCGGACGTGACCGTCGGCGCGACGGTGCCCGAGTTAGAGGCCGTGGCGTAGGCCGCCGCGTCGTAGGGCGAGGGCGCGGCGCCCGCGGCCCACATGCCCCCGGCGCTCATGAGCGTAGTGGACCCGGAGTGCGCTGCCGCGGTGATCGTCCCACCAGACAGGGGACTGGTGATCCGAGACCAGAAGATGCTGCAGCCGCCCGCGCTGTTGTCGGTCCACCCGGTGCTAGCCCAGGTGTTTCCGGCCGTGTCTGACACGATGCCCATCACCGACGTCGCGCTCTGGTCAGCGACGCCGATCGCGACTAGAGCTCCCGCCGGGACAGTGAGGCCGGAGAACACCACGGAGCCGCTGCCGCTGCGCGCCGAGAGCGCGGTGCGCGGCCCCCACGACTTGGCTCCGCCGAGGAAGCCTCGCGCCGTCGGGACGATGATCACGCGGTGTCGCCGCCGAGAGCGACGACCGCGTTGGCTACGGCCATCAGGCTCACCATCGCGTACTGACCAGCAGTCTTCGTCTGACCCTGACGGTTGTGCAGAGTGACGCCTGCGCCAGCGACGAATGTGACCTGACCTGCGCCTCCCTGGTAGACGATCGCGTTCCACCCCTTAGCGATGGTGCTGCTCAGCGTGACGGTGATCGGGCTAGCGTTGGTGAGCGTCACCACGCGGCCCCAGTCGCTGCTCCCCATGGAGTAGCTCGTCACCGTCTGGTCGTCGAATACCGGAGCTATCGAGCTCGAGGGGACTGAGGCGCTCGCTAGCATGAACTCCGACGCGGAGTGGGTAGCGACATCACCGAGACCGAGAGTCGTGCGAGCTGTCGCGGCGTCGGCGACGGCCAAGAGAGTCCTCGCGAAGGCGGTGAGCGTCGCCACCGTCATCGCCCCCACGCCGGTGAAGTAGGGAAGCTTGTCAGCTGCGCTTGTCAGCGCCGCAAATGCGGTGAGGAGAGCGCTGCTATTCTGCTTGCCGGCGAGGCCGGTGGTGAGTGCTCCCGTCGTGGCGTAGCCGTTGAGAGTGGTGACGAGGCCGGTGATGTCCGCGGGCACCAAGCTGACAGCTCCGGTCTTGCCGCACACCGATATCACCGGACCAGACTGGACGATCTGGATCAGCTGCTGCACCTGAGTGACAAGAGCCTGGATAGTAGACGCCTCTGACGTCGCTGTGGCAGCTGCCGCCTGCGCCTGCGTCAGCAGATCCATCATCGCGGCAGGGAGAGCCGAGTTGCAGGAGATCGACCACTTGTCTGAGTTCTGCGTCTTGGTGGCGTAGATGACGTGCCCTACGAGCTGGCCGTTGTCCGGGTTCCACGATGTGAACGACAGGATGCCCCAGTTGGTAGAGTCAAGCTCGTCGAGCGCCAGGAGGTACGGCGTCGGCGTGAACACCTGCTGACCGGGAGAGGTGACCTGGAACTGGATGTCCGCGTTGAGGGAGAGCTGAACCGGAGTTCCGCCCCAGGCCTCGACGATCAGGAAGCCGAGATCAGAGGCCGCCTGCAGCTCGGTGAGGAACGGCCCCAGGACCAGGTTGATGCGATCGAGGCCAGTCTGCACCAGCGTATCGACGACCACGTCATACTCGTCCTGACGAGCGGCCAGACCGTTGATCGAGTTGGAGATGACGAGGAAGCGCTTGTTGAAGAACAGATAGTCCATCACGGCGCCGGCTGGCGGCACCTGGAGATCCTTCATCGCTATGACGTCGCCCGACATCGGGTCAGCTCCTAGCCTGGGACACCCATCACTTGATCGGCCGACGCGCAGTGCGAGGCGAACGTCGATCCATCCCCGATATCCGTTGCCTGGTAGATCGCGTCGGGGACGTAGTAAGTCTTTGACGGCATGTACACCGTGTAAGAGAACACGAAGGCGGAGTTAGGGGTGATCTTCCAGTAGACAGGCTCGTTGCCATTCGACATTCAGTTCTCCTCTAGCTGGCGTAGGTGATTTGCTGAGCGACGGTGAAGCGTCCAGGGACCGCATTGTCGGTGGTGCCGTCGATCTCGACATAGAACTGACCCCCTGAGGCAATCGAGTCGGTGAAGACCCACGACCTGTCGAGCGAGCCGTCCTCGTTGGTGACGTCAGTGACAGTGGGTAGTATGTCGTGAGTGGTGCCGAAGTGGATCGAGCACTTGCAGGAGTGGTGGTTAGAGTCGAAGTCGAGGATCTTGGCGATCACCTTGACGTGAGTGCAAGCTGATCCGAGAGTGATCGGCTGCGAGATGTGGTGAAAGCTGCTAGCCTGACCGCCAGTCAGCTGCACCTGACTCTGCTGAGCGAGATTTATTCCCGGCATCACGTCAGTCGTGCCGGTGAATACGGCCTTGAATGGCACCAGAGGCGGTAGGGACGCGAGTGGAGAAGGGATAGTGGGGGATATCTCTTCCTCGAACGGGTACCACTGGCCGTTGACTTGGATCTGGTAGCTGAGGTCAGTAGCGGGTGGGACGATGGTATCTGCGAGCACGTCGATGCCACCAATCCCACCCGTCATCTGAAGCGGTTGGAGCTGGATCTCCATGTGAACACCGCCTCCAGAGGCGTTCGTGTTGTCTTGCCACTGACCCCACGTAGCGTAGTGGAGCATGAACCTGAGCGACTTCGGGGTCGTCAGCGACGGCCACAGGTACAGGCCGCCAGAGCCGTTGACCCAGTAGGCACCCTGGTGGATGCCGAGGCACTCCCATCGGTCAGAGATAGAGAATCGGTGATCTCCTGTCGGCGACAAGAAAGATATCGAGTATCGCTTCCCTGCCTCTAAGAAGACTGGAGGAAAGTTGACCCGAAGCGGGAACACGTAGACTGGAACCAGGAAGGGGTAGCGACGAATAGTGCCTCGAGGAGTGACACCCAGGGCCCAGATGTCTCCGACGAGGATCGGGTTGGCGAAGCATGCAGTGACATCGGGCCCCTGCATGACGACCTGCCTGATCGTCTGGTTGAGGTGGTCGGGCTCACCCTGGTCGGTCGTACCAGCGACGATCACCGTGAGAGGTACTGCGTTGGGAGCCATCATGAAGCAGGTCACGCCAGAGAGCCAGCCGTCCTGAGCGTTGAGGAAGGTCTGAGCGATGTGCGGGCCAGTGTGGTCGAAGTTGTCGAACCGCTTAGACCAATACATCACATCGACGAAGTCGCGCCAGAAGAACCGCCAGCGACGGAACTTGTGCTGCGGCCAGTCGCAGTTGTTCTCTGGATGCTGGGCGATCTGAGCCCACTGCTTGAGCTCCCACGTCTCGGTGAGGAGCGACAGGATGCGAGTCGTCGGGTCGAGCTGAGCCTGGTACCACCACACCTGAGCGGGCGGGCACACTGGCCACAGAGGGCCGCACCGAAAGCGGTGACGCGACGGGTACAGGTGTCGCAAGGTGAAGCTAGTGTAGACGTACTGAAGGAGCCTCTCCTCGATCCACGGGTAGTCTGGGAACGAGCAGTCGAGCCGCACCCGAGCTCCCGATGGGGTCGGCAGGGTGAAGCCGTCTGCAGCCTTGGCGGCGCCGGGGTCCTGAGGGTTGAAGAGACTGAGGGTGCTCGTCTGGACCCCGGTGCCTCCAGGGAACCGCAGACCCTCCTCGATCCTCGCGGAGTAAGCTCCATCGACGTTACCAGTGGTGAACGACAGTGACTCGTCGAGGAAGTTGTCAGTGCCGTACCAGATGTAAGCTGGCGGCTGGTGGATCAGGTCCCAGATCTGGTTGACCAGCGTGACGAGCTTCTGGAAGTCCGTCAGCAGCGTGTAGTTAGAGAGCTGAGCGGCGAGAGCCGACAGCGCTGACACCAGCGTAGCGATCTGGCCGTTGACGATGCCAGCCCAGTTCTGGAGTGAGATGATCTTGTTCGACAAGTCGGAGATGTTGTCGAGCTGACCAGCCGTCGACTGCTGGAACGACACGACGCCAGTGGGGTCGCACAGGATGTAGCCGATCAAGAGATCAGAGGCGTCGATCGTAGGGTACTGCGGAGATGCGCTCTCGACACCAGGCACGATATCGACATTGCAGTATCGCGTCGTCGTCATATCGACGGCCTGAGGCTGAGCCTCCCCAGTGTCAGCGTCGATGATGAAGTCGCGCGGCTGAGTATTCTGAGTGAGAGTCGTCCCCCAGCACACTACGGCGATCTGCTTCTTCTGCGTGACTGGCAGCACGTTGAAGCAGTCAAGCGTCGCTGTGTCGGTCCTGGCGTAGACTTGACCCTTCGAGTAGAGGCGACCAGGCTGCACCGAGACCTGCGTGGGAGCTGACTTCGAGATCGCGAACCCGGTGTAAGACATGTTCGGCTCGATCGCGTCTTCGACGACGTGATCGAGCGACTGACCAAGCCAGTCCTGAAGATTATTGAAATCCTGAGCCTGAACCTCTTGGTTGTCACGAAAGATGACAGCGTTCTCGCCCATCACAGGTTTCCCTTCGTTAAGCGTCGATGAATTCGCCTACCGTGAACTTACCATTCACTGGCAGACTATCGTTGGTATTGATGACGCGCTTGATCAACGTGTCAATGCCGACGGTGTCACGGACTGCCATCGAAGCGGTGACAGCACGACGAACTGCGTTGATCCTTCGCAAGTCGGAGGGGTGCCAGAACCCTCTCAGGTACCGATGCTGCGGGAACCACCACGGTCGCCACTTCTCGCCGACGTCGATCTTGATCTTGGCCGTGTACTTGTGCTGACCGAACTGAGCGTGACCCATGTAGACGCTGGCCTTGCGATAGTCAGGGACGCGAGTCGGATCGAACACGTACCAGACCTCGTATCGATACTGCCAGGCTCGCGACAGGGTCAGGTAAGACTTCGAGGTGAAGCCGCGAAGATAGATGTTCCCCTTGGGAGCGCCGTTAGCCAGAGAGTTCTTCGGCCAGTAGTGAGTCTTAGAGACCTCGTCGGGGTACAGCGACACCAGGCTCTCATCGCCGAACGATATCGTCTGGTAGGTCGCCTTAGCGTAACTGATGGTCGGGTCGCTCGGGACCACGATCTTAATGATGCGCGACGCTACCTGGTCATAGGCTCCCAAGAAAATCGAGTGCTTGTTCTGAGCCGGCCGCGGCGGGTGATCAGCTGGCAGCGGCCAGTGGTTCTCCTGCCCCACGTAGTACCTGGTCGAGCTGCGCGACGGCGTGACGATCTCCTGGACTGTCTGAGTCTTCCCGTCGAGACCCACGGTAGTGATCTCGCGGAACGTCAGTGGAGTCTCGACACCTGTCTTCGGATCATAGAGGACCGCGCTCCGTGTGTAGCGACCACCGGCGTCACTCGAGGTCGGGTAGAACTTCTGCGACGGTCCGATGAAGCATCCGTTCTTGTTGAATACTCTCTCAGCATCAGGAGGCACTCCGACGATGAACTTCGAACAGAAGCATAGGTACGGCAGCTGGATTCTAGCGACGTACGGGTAGAGCCTGAGCTGAGGGAACCTAGCGACATAAGCTTGCTTCTCCGCGTCAGTGTAACTCTTCCCGGGGAAGAACTTAGCCGGCGGCACGATGGCGTGCCTGACCTTGCCTCCGACGGCCTGAACGAACTGAGTGATGCCCCAGAGGCTCCCGCGCATCGACTGCAGCGTCCACTGGTTCGCCACCCACCATCGCCTGAAGCTCTCGTCCCAGTCAGCCTCCCACAGATTGACGCCCATAGCGAAGGCCAGGAAGGGTAAGTTGTGGTAGCTGATCGCGTACGGGTCCCACTGATCCTTGATCAACTCAGCGTAAGTGGCCGTGAGCCTGAAGCCGTCGACGTCGGCCATCGCCTTCTCGAGACCAGACGCCGATCGGTAGATCAGCTCCGACCCTGTGTGCTGATCCAGCGGCCGGATGATCGGGTCGGTGGTGCCGATCTCGTTATTATCTAGAGCTACTGCCAGCCTGAGGCTGTCAATAGCCGGAGAGAACACCACCAGGTTCTCTGCCTTGAGCCTACACACCTCGTTGATGACGGGCCGCGCCACCAGGATCGACGACGGACCAAGCTGGATCCCCACCGGATCCGGCATGGCGGTGATGCCGATGAAGCTCGGTGCCCCGATGTCCGGCCTGCCTACGGTGAAACCGTAGACGTTGTACACCGTCGTAGTCGGCAAACTTATGGCTGGTCTGCCGACTGTGAGACCTGAAGCGCTAACCACGAGCTTAGGAGCGGCCGGCGACGGCACCCAGTCAGTTCCGCTCCAGTAGTACCACTGGCCGTTGTAGGCTTGCACCCACACTACGCCTGAGGTGTCGATCTCCAGCTGGTAGGCGGCGAGCTGCTTGCCGTTAGGGTAGGCTCCGTTGCGGAGGACGTACCTATTGTTAGTGTCACCTGCAGGGTAGGAACCAAACGTCCAGATGGCCCCAGGGACTACGATGGTGCCGCCGGTAGGAGCGTAGATCGCAGAGCCTAACGGCGACGGTCCCTGAGGAGCTCCGAAGACCGGCGATCCTACGACTAGATCGACAGGACTAGAGAGATGCTGAACGAACCTGAGCTGAGGAGAACCGACGACCGGTTGACCTGACGCTATCTGCGTAGGATCTGGCAGAGGCTCATTAGGTCCTGTCGCTGAGTAGATGAAGACGCCAGCGCTGTAGTAGGCCCACGGGTAGCCACCGGGGAAGGAGCCGCTCACCCATGCGGTACTGCCGATCTTCTCGATCAATGTGGCGGTAGCACTGATCGACCAGAGCACACCGTTGAGGTAGACGTTGCCCGAGGAGTCTATCGCCCAGATGAGGCCGCTGTCATCGACCAGCGCGTAGGGAGAGCCGGCAGTGACTGAGGAGTAGTCAACCGACGGCACTAAGTTATTGAGAGGCTGAGCGTAGGTAGGAGCTCCGATGACAGGAGACCCGACGGTGAGGCTAGTCGTAGTTACTGAGGTCCAGAATGCTCCGCCGAGAGGCCTCCGCGTGAGGCCAATGACTTTGACATCACCTAGTCCAAGCATATCAGTGGAGCATCGTCAGTATGCCGCGCGGCCACGGCGTGTTGTTAGGCGCGACGAAGATGCCGCCAATGCTGGTGCCGAGGAACCGGTTGCCGGAGATCACAACATCGCTCGACCACGTGGTCATCAGCGATCCCTGCCCCGCCACCTTGGGCAGACACCATGGCTGGTTCGACCCCGCAGACTGGTAGCCCTGCGAAGCAGCGCCGCAGTAGGTGGCTCCGAAGCCAGCGGTGAATGGTTGAGTGTTGGCGTTGACGATGGTGTTCCTGGCGATGAGGCCGTTGCCGACGCCGTTCACCGACATGCCGACGCCCTGAGTGAATGATATGAGATTGTCGGTGATCCAGATGTTCTTGTATGGCGCGCTCACCGCGTTGTTGACGGCACCTGGAATGAAGCCCTTGTTCTGATTATAGCCGCCGATGCCGTACACCACGATGCCGCCGCCGAGACCCTGGCTGTGGTAGTAACCGGCGGACGTGCCAGTGATCGCGTTGAGATCACCGCCGCCGTTGCCAAACATCTTGTTGTTGCGGATGATGCCGTTGGAAGGGTTGGGACCTTCCTTGAGCATCTCAGGATCGCTGCTCAGCTCGATCATGGAATAGTAGCCATTGCCGAACGTGTTGCCATCGATCAGGAAGTTTTGCGACTTTAAAAGCAATCGACTGGGACCGTCGTGAAAGCACGAGTTGCGCACGATCAGGTTAGGGCCGGAGTAGGGCATCTCGTAGACGATCGGAAGCTGAACTGCCGGCAGCCCGATGTAAGGAGATAGACCTGGTATGGCAGGGAAGTGAGCGGTACGCGACCACGTGCCGTCACCGTTGTCACGCTGCGGGTCCCACGTCGCAGGCACCGTCACCCCACCGATGATCGCCAAGGTGTTCGGGTCGACGAACTGCAAGGCATCGCCTGTGAGGTTGTGGCCAGCGATGCCGCTCCCCGGATTGCCGCCAGTGGTCGTCAGGGTAAAGCTCGAGGTGCTGGTCAGGGTCTGGAGCGCGATCGCAGCTCCACGATTGTAGAACCAGTCGTCGCCAACCCAGCCAAACTCAGAGTTCTCGATCAAGATCGAGCCCTGCGTAGAGTTGGCGTCGCTGTCGCCGAACACCGAGGCAAGGCGCGGCTGCTCGCCAGAGACTAGCAGCGCGTCTGGCTTACGCGTGATCTGGAAGTTGCTCAATCGAAATCCGATGCCGTCAGAGCCGATGATGATACCGGGACCGCCGCCACCGAATATCGAGACGCCCTCAACCGAGTAGTCACTGCCTCCAGCGCCGAGCTGAATACCTACCGAGGTGCGAACAAAACCTACGGCTCCGCCACCATCTGCGTAGTATCCTCTCGAGCCTGCAAGCGTGTAATAATAGAGCCCATCGACGGCAAAGTTCGGATTGAACGTTCCGTCAAAACCAACTCTGCCACCCTGACGCAAGTCCCAAGCTCGGTTCGTCAGCAGATAGTTGTTGACAGCTCGCAGATCTGGCGGCTTGGTCGGGTCAGGGACGTAGTAAGATGGATTTTGCACGGTGAAGCGCTGAGTTACAGAGTCAATTGTGGAGATGGTCCCAGGGATCGCATTGCCGCCGTGACATGTGCCACCGCTGTCGCAGAGAATATCCCAGTCGATCGAGAAGTCCTTGAGCAGGATGCGATTGCCACCAAACTGAATGCCCTTGGGTAAAGCAGTGCCAGTGCCACGCTTAAGATGAAGACGAGTGAGTGGCACTCCTCCGCTGCGGCCAGCTCCCACCAGCGCGAAGTCGGTCAGGCTGAGACCGAGCAGGCCATACGCGTTGGTGCCGGGATCGATGATGTAATCCCCAGCGGAGAGCTGGACCTTCTTTCCGCTTGCCACCTGCGCCATGATGTTGGCGCGGTCATCTGACACTCCCGGCGTGCAGGTGGTACACTGAGGCACGCTGACAGTCGTCATGTTGGCAGCGATCGGAGCTCGAATGGTGAACGCCACCGTCGTTCCGTCTGGCGCGTTGAAGCTCTCGGTGCGATCGACGCCGAGAAGGTTCGCCGCAACGTCTGGGATCAGCGGGCACACGAACGGCTTGGTCATGTCGGAGATCGCCGCCAGGGCCGTCGCAGACACCGAGGCGCCGCGCACCGCTCGCGAGATGCGATATGAATAGACCGTGTTCACCGCCGGCACAGCGCTGTCGGTGAAGCCTCCGGTGCCGCTGGTGCCGATCGAGGTCGGGGTGCCGCTGTCCTGCCAGCGGTCGACGCTCACGACCTCTCCGTAGGTCGACGGCCATGACAGTGTAACCTGCTGCGGAGTGAGAGACGGCACCGCCGCGATCTGGATCGGCGCCAGATCGAGGATGCGACCGGGTGTCGCAAGCTTCGAGGAGAATGCGGACAACCGCGTGATGTTGCCGTTCCAGAATGCGGCAGTGCCGCCGGTCGAGCCGATGCGGAACGGACCTGCCGGGGTGCGAGCCACCGCATCGGTGGCTACCGTCCCGCCGTTGAGCTGGGCGATCCCGCCAGCCGCATCCCAGGCGAGGCCGGCATCGTTGATCGCCGTCCACGTCGCGGTGTTGGCCGTGCTCAGCGTCGCGCCGAGCCCGGTGGTGGCGAGATTGCCCGCGGTCTTACCGAGCACCACGGTGCCGTTGGCATCGACCAGCGTGGCTGCCACGGCCGCCTGCGACCCGTTAACGGTGAACGACACCGACCCGGTGGCGCTGGCAAGCACCGTCGCCAGCCGATCTGAGGCTACGTGGACGTCAGCTGGTCGCGTCACCGTCGCGGTCGTGGTGGTGATCGGCGGCGTCGGGAAGGCACCAAGCTGAGCTCCAACCTGCCAGACATAGACGCCGCTGGTGCCGTCACCGAGGTAGTTGGCGTTGCCGGAAGCGAACCCCGTCATCAGCTCGATCAGAACGCCGGCTTGAATGGCAGTCGTGTCGGCAAACCACAGCCTGCACCAGCCGTTCGCCAGTGACGCCGCACCATAAGCACCATTCGGAAGCGCCGTCCCGAGCGGCACCATGCTCTGCGCCGTGCAGGTGGTGAGATCGATGGCGATGCCACGTGGTGATCCCAACAGACCTACGGCAGTCCGTCCGGCCGCCTTGAGGTAGAGACTGAAGACCGCGGTGCCTGCATTGATGCCGGTATCTGGCACGCGACGGAGGTAGTGCCCGGCGTTGAGAGAGTTCTCGGTCAGCTTGGTCGCCGTCATCGTGCCGTCCGGCGCGAGCGCAGCGGCGGCGGTCACAGTGCTCGAACTCTTCGTCCAGCCCGCGTCGGTGAAGGTGTTCGACTGCAGATTGTAGTTAGTCCTGCCTTCCCACACCTCGAGCCCGGCCGAGGTGATGCACGCCGTGTTGACGCCGACAGAGGTCATCACGCCTGCGGCGCTGGTGCAGAAGGTGCCGAGCGCACGCGTCGTGGTGATGTACTGCGAGCAGTCGATCGGCGCACCGCGGTCGGTGCAGGCGTTGCGGGTGAAGTCGATCCCAGCCTGCGGGATCTGCGCGTGCGCCAGCGACGTCAGCAGAACTAATATGAGAGCGAGAGCGTACCTCATCACTGCATCCCCTGACACCTGAAGGTCACAGCGTCACCGTTGACCGAGGCCGAACCAGAATTGGTGAAAGTTACGCTGGTCGCGGTATTCGCGGTCTGCTTGAAGACCGCCGCAGTCGTGGTCTGGTCGTCCATGCTGCACGACCAGCCGCTCGGCGTCGGTGCCATGCCGGTGACGTTGAAGGTGAGAATGATGGTGCCGGCAGCGCACGCGGCCGCGGTGAAGCGGCCGACCGTGGTGCCACCGCCCTGCGCCGAGACCGTGCAGGTCCCGGACGGCGTCGGCACCGGGCCGTTTCCGACCCATGCCCCCTGGTGAATCCAGATCGTCGCGCCATCGGTGTAGAGCGGCGCGGTCGGTGCGGTCGCGGCGCACGATTGCATGTCGGCCAGTGACGCAGTGTTGTTGCACGGATAGGTGTACGCTGGCAGCTGCTGCAGGTTCGCGAAGCTGAACGCATGGGAAAGCGGGATCGCCGCTGCAGGCGCACGCGTCCCGCCGACGTTGCCGAGGAACGTAGCTGGCGCAACATCGCCGCCGAATTGACCGATGGCGACGCCGAGTGACCCGATGAAAAGTCCGATCGCGAGCCAGAGTGCCTTGCGCATCATAGGAACCATCCTCCGCTGGCGCGTGGCCGAAGTAGGAGCGACTGGAAATCATTGCCGATCGTCAGCGTCGTCTGCCCAAGGCAGGTGTCGGAGCCCGACATCGCCACGGTGACCGGGAACGCGGCACAGAAGCCCTTGAGATCGGCGATCATGATCGAGCGCCCGCCACGGCTCGACGACAGCGGCAGCGTCACGGTGAACGAGGCGCTCGTCGTCGGGTTGAGCCCGATGATGTCGTCGCTGTCGGCCGCGGTGAAGCTGGTGTTGATCGTCACCTCGCGCGTCGATGCGACGGTACCGCCGCCACCGCCGCCACCACGCAGCTCGTAGGGGAACAGCGGGAAGGTGCCGGAGACTAGCGCGTTCTTGCTCAGCACCGCAGACCCTGGCGTGCCATCGGTGAACGACGTCATCGTTGTGCCCGGCTGGATCGGCCACGGGTTGGGCGAGTTGACGTTGGCGAGCCCAAAGTAGATGTCGCCGTTGGCGTAGTTGTTCAAGAACTTCGAGATGCCGGAGCCGTCGCTGACGCCAGAGATGTTGGGACTACCCGCAGAGAAGTTAGCGTAGTTGAGCGTCGACGGGATCACCACGCCGGTCTTGATGATCTGGAAATTGGTCCCAGCGAAACTGAAGTCGGTAATCAGTTGCTTCACGAAGTTGTTGCTGGCGTCAATAATCAGGTTGTTCTGCTGCTGCGCTGTGATCGGATAGTTGCCGCCGGATAGCGCGCCGACCGCAGTGACGACCCAACACGTCCCGACATTGGCGGCGTTGCCGTTGGGAGCCATCAGCATATCGCCGACTGCGATATTGTATCGATAGTCGGCGGCGTTCTGGTTAGCGGTCGCCCAGTTAAAGGTCAGGATGTCGTTGTTGAAAGCAACGCCGGTCATCGAAGCGATGCCCAGCTGGTTTTCCGGTGGAATCGTCATGAACCACTTACGCTTAAAGATATCGGTGATCGTCTTCATGCACTGGGTAGCGATGCCGCGGGTGGCGACACCGGTCGCGGTATTGACGAAGCTGTACTCGTCGTCGTGAACCCACGAGCTTTGGCCGCCGCCCACAGCGTTAAAGTAGGTGCAGTTGAGGTGGCTCACCCGGTAATCGTCGCGCACCGCCATGTTGAAGCGCGGCGTACCGTGCAGGATGCCGCCGCAGAAGTTCACCGCCTGCACTAGCGCCGCGCTGGTGTTCTGCGCCGCCCCGCCAACGAAGGAGCCGCCGTCGATCTCCAGCCCGCCGCCGCCAGAGCTTCCGATCAGCGAGGTGATGCGCTGCGGTCCGCCGATCTGACAGCCGCGCAACACGATCTTGCCGTATTGGCCGCTCGTCATCAGACAGTTGGAAATGTTGTAGAGATGGAACGAGAAGATACCGCCGACGAACTGGACCAGTGGAGCGAACGACGCCGAGGCGTTGAAATTGCCGAGCCGGATTTGGCCCTCGAAATAATGATTGTGGATGGTGACCGGGCCGCACACGCTCATGTTGTTGAAGTCGAACGACTGGTAGCTCTGACCGCCCTGGATGTTGTCGAGCGGACCGTTGATCTCACCAGTGCCGATGCCGAGGTTGGAGCACGAGAACAGCGTATGGAAGCCTGCGTAGTCGATGTTGCGAAATTCAACGCCACGCGACTGGCCATTGTTGACCGACAGGCCATAAGCGCCAGCACACATGTTCATGTCGCGGACCTTGAGGAAGTCGCCCTGATTGTTGGTGTTCAATCCACTGGCGATGTGCACCGCGAAACCGATGATTGAGCACCGCTCGATGATGATTTCCGAGGTATAGACCACAAGATTGTACTGGTTTGCTTGAGGAAGCCCGGCATTGACGACCCACGCCGGATAAGTGCGAGTGGGATAATGGTCGGTTGGCTGCACTCCCGAGTAGGCGTCCTGCGTGATCGCGGCGTGCGGACAATGAGTTTGGATGCCTCCGGGATTGCTGCCGGTCGGCACGAAACGCGGATCGAGGTAGTCCTGTGGATCAGACGACTGGCCCCTGAGGATCGATCCCGCTCCCGACAATGCGAACCACTGGGCATAGGTAGAAAAAATGCGGTGGCGGCCGACGATCGCGAGGCCGGAAATCAGGATATTCCGCCCCCCTTGGATGCTAATCGCCATGCGGTCGGTCTTGGTGAAATATAGAACGACGCCGGGATAGTCTGATTGATAGGAATCTCGCTCCGTCCCGATCAGATGCAGCTCATAATAGGTATTGCCCCAACCCATATTGATTTGGTCGTTAAAGGTGTATTTCCCAAGCGGGATGCGAATGTCGGGATAGCGATTTTGCATCGCGAAGTCGAGCGCAGCCTGCAGCATCGGCGTGTTATCGGTGCCGGTCATCGTCTCGGTCCAGCAGATGACGCAGAGATGCTGCCCGGTCGGCGCGTTGTTCGACAGCGTCAGCGACACGACGTGACCGGCTCCGTCGTTGTTGATGGCCGTGATCGTGGTGCCAGTCGGGATCGCACCCGCGCCCAGCGAGTGCCAGCAGCTGTCGGCGACATTCATGCCAGTCGAGAACAAGCCGACAGCGGGCAGACCCGGGACCACCAGCACATTGGTGCCGTCTGCTGTCGCGCCCATGATCTGACGCGCCGTCGTGACGTTGCTGCCGTCCGCCACCATACCGAACTCACCGGCGTTGACCGGGTTGGTCGAGTACATCGGCGCGAACAGCTGGCCCGCCACCGTAAGCTCGCCGTAGAGCCCGAGCGTCGACGCGATCGGCTTGTAGCTGAGCGGGACCGCTTCGTTGCCAGCCGCAGGCGGCCACGTCCCCTGCACGTTCCTGACCCGCACCTCGGTGAGGCCAGAGGGGAACGACGTCGCTGCCTGAAACGCCGCCAAGGTGCTGAACGTCTGCGTCCCACCAAACGCAATCGAGTCGGTAAAACCGAATGTCTTCCACGTCAGCGGCGACGACCCAGTGCAGGTCCAGCCCTCGATCCCACCAGGGGTAGGCGAGCTGTTCAGACAGCGAGCACCGACATTGTAGACGCCAGTGGATGGCGGTGATGGCGCACTGAATAACTGGACACCGCCGCCGAGCATGAGCTTCTGGGTGTCGAGCAGGCTGACGTCGCCTGGCTGCGCCCGCGACGACCACGCGGTCAGCGACCGCGCCATGGTCATAACGTCGGCGTCCGGGATATTGCGATTGCCGGTCATCGCCTGACTGGCGACCGCACCGCCCTGCGCCGTGATCGTGTAATTGCCGGTGCCGCCGACACCGGTGCCGAGCGCGAGAATCTTGCTTCCCGCCGCAACGCCGCCGGCAATCACCATGCCGACCATGATGCGGCCGGACGCGACCGCGGACACGACGAGGGTGCTGAGCGCCCCTGCGGCCACCGAGGCGGTGAAGGTCGCGCAGCAGGGGATGTGGATCACGCCTGGCTTGTCGAAGTTGGTGACGCCGGCTGAGGTCGTGCGCATCAGCACCAGCGTCGCCTTGGCCGGGTTGGCGCCGATCGTGGTGATCTTGTGGGCCTGACAGAGGAACGTCCAGGCGTTGGAGCCGAGCTTGGCAGGACCGTGCTCGCTGTCGAGGAAGGCGCGATAACCGGAGACTGGATTGGCGTCGAGAATGAACGTCGTCGGTGCCATCAGCAGCTCGACGTTGGCCGGGTTGCGGCCAGCGCCGGTCATCGTCTGGCTCTGGGCATTCTGCGAAGTCGAGATCGTGTAGTCGCCAACGCCACCGGTGCCGGTGCCAAACGCTGAGATCAGAGTGCCTGCCTTGACGCCGACATTCATCGCAACCGGAGAACCAGAGCTGCCTACGTTGGCCTGCGACGGCGAGATCGTGTAGGTGCCGTCCGCACCGTAGCCAGTTCCCAGGGCGGTGATGGCGGTGCCAGTGGCGACGCCAGGACCGCCAATCTGCTGACCCACCTGGATCGTGCCGACGACGGTGTTCGCCACGACGTGAAGCACGGTGCCGCCGTCGATCCAGCCGTTGAACGAGACCGGACCGCTCGGAGCGGAGATGGTCTGTCCAACCGACAGGTAGCCGCTAGCGACAGCCGACACCGACATTGTCGTGCCATTGATCGAGGCGGTGAACGAGGCTGGCCCAGCCTGCACCGGATCGGACTGAACCCAGCAGCCAGGGATCAGCCAGTCGCCGATCGCGAAACTGTTGGTGACGGTGTTGTTGAGGGTGATCGCCGCACCGTTCGGTCCCGACAGCTGGCCCGCGGTCGGCAGGCCATCGACGCCGATGATGCCGGTCGTCAAGACACCGCCGCCGGTCGCCGCTGGCCATGTCGTCGGATCTTGCTCGACCGCGAGAGCGTAGCCGCCAATGGCCTGCGGACCGCGCGGGGCGGTGATCAGCTTGGCGTCAAGCGCACCCCAGTAGTCGACCGAGTAGTTCTGAGCCCACAGCGCCGGCCACGGCGTAGGGATGGCGAACGAGTATGGAAACTGATGCCGCACCGTCAACTTGACACCACCGATGATCGGTGCCGAGACCGGGTCGACGAGACCGAAGGTGGAGTCCCAGTCCTCAACGACGATGTCACGCGTCCCGGCTCCGCTGTTCTTGATGAGGTAGGTGCCGCCGATGGCATCGAAGTTCTTGGGACGAACGATCTTGATGTTAGAGATAATAACCGCGGGCGTGGTGATCGTCGTGCTGGCGACACCGGCAGGGTGAGTTTGCGACACGGTATAAGTGCCGACGCCACCGGGCGTCCCGCTGACAAAGCCGGTGACGTAGGTCGAGGCAAGGACATTGGTGCCGGTGAGAAGCTGCCCGATCTCGATGTGGCCGGTGTTGACGGCAGCCATCGCCGACACCACCAGCGTGTTGGTGCCCGCGGCGATCGAGCCGGTGAAGGTGGCGAACGTAGTGTCGAACTCGAACATGGAGCGACCAGCCACCATGTTCTCGACCTGCGTGTCCTCGAACAAGAACCCCGAGCTGAGAGGCCCCGTGCACGAGTAGAAGTAGATGCCGCCACCATTGAGACGAAGGTTGCGACAATCGATCAGTCCCAGGTAGGCAACCTGCGTGCGTGTGATGGTTTGGAGAAACTGCACCGGGCGGGGATGCGAGCCGAGATCGCCGATGAACGTGCAGTCGACCATCTTGATCCAAAAGACACTGTCGACCTGCAGTGGGATGGAATTCGGGTTGCCGCGCTGAGCACGGCAGGTGACGTTCTCGAGATAAACACCAGAGCCGAGACTAGTGGCACTCGGAGTTATCTGCAGGCCGATGCCGACCGGTGGGGCGATCCTGACATTCCTAAGCGAGGACTGAGTGCCACCTGCCATCTGAACCACAGGATTGCTCGTTGACGATCCCGTGATCAATCCAACGTTGCTGCCCTGTGGGCCAAACTGATCGGCGTAAGTGCCGGCCTCACCTTCCATGGCGAGATATGGCGGGATGACGAACGTCTGGCCTATGGGGACTCTGATCTCACCCGCCCATCGAATCTTGAACACCGACCCCGCAGGAAGGGTCAGCGACCCCAGGGTGAAGATGCCGTCGAGGAAGATCTCCGCGCCACTGTTGGTGCCGAACGAGTTGATGATCCCCTGAACGGTCGATGTCACATCGGTGGCACCGGTGTTATCCACCCCGTACTGCTGGACCAAGTTGATGGCGCGTGCCGGAGTGTAAGGAGCCGGTATGTCTTCGGCTAGGGCATCGATCGCCACGATCGGCGTCGAGGCAAAGTTGACCTTCGCGTTCGCGTTCGAGGAGAGAAGTACCGTTGTCCGCGCGAGCGTAGGTCCTGTGGTGCTGTACGTTCCGCGACCGATCTCCCACTGCGTCTGATCTAGCGATCTGGCACAGTAGCTGTAAACTGCAGAGTTGACGGCTCCACTCTGAGCCGGGGTAAGCGACCCGACCATCGCTGAAGACACACCGAAGTCAGTGATGCCACCAGCAGTAGCGATAAATGCGCAGTTATTGAGAAGACTCATTCACCAGTCCCTCTGTAGCGCAGCGTAGCCTTAGTGACGTTGACGACACCATCGACGTTGACGATGCAGTCAGTGGTAGGCGCGTAGATCTTGCGGTCGTAGACGCCGGCCTGCGATAGAGCGCCGTCCAAGGACAGCAGCGTCAGGTCGGCCCCGAGCCATCGCATCGCCGTGACGAGATCTCCGACGGCCTTGGCCACGGTCCCCATCATGGTCAGCATGTTGATGCCAGGGAACAGCCACAAGTCGACGTTGATCTCGGTGTTAGTGATCTTCGGTTTCATCGTCACAATGACGTCGGTGAGACCCTTCCTTGCGGTGTTCGGCTCAGTGATGTACTGCTGGACAGCGTTGATCTGGTTGTCGGTGGGAGTGGGGACCGTACCAGGGAGCAGCGTCCACACCTGGCCGTTCGGAGACATGGTCCACGACATGGAGGGATTTGAGCAAGTCGACGACAGGATGGGGATGTAGACGTAGCCGGTCCCTGGCTTGGTGAGGGCCGAGGCGTGCTTGAGGGGATCTTCGTTGGCGTACATCGGCGCCGACAGCGCCCAGAAGACGTACGACTCGAAGGTGCCCTGACCGGTGCCGGTGAGGCTGAGGATCGACGGCGACAACCACAGGCGCAGGCGGTAGGCGTCGTCGGTCTCGTTGTAGGTGTTGCCGTTGGCGACGCTGATCCGCGGGACGCCGTAGGGGTACCGCGACCCGATGGCGTCGAGGTCGGAGCCGACAGCGAACGCCAGCGTCACCGCGCGACACGCCTGGTTGATGCGATCGCGGATCAGGAGCTCGTAGTAGGCGTTAAGCTCCTGGTTGATTCGGATCGGGTCGAACTCGAGGCCGCCGACGTCGTACTGAGCCGAGTTCGGCGGGTCGCGCTGCGACCAAAAAGTTACTAATTGTTGCATTCTATCGCTGATTATCTTCTCCGTGTCGATCGGCTGCAGCACCGCCATCGGCGGCAGCAGCTCCGGCCGGATGACGGGGAACCGCGTGGGAGTCGTAGTGACGAGATTAGTGGTCATCCCGGAGTGCTCTCCACATCCCAGAGGCCGTCACCCTTGCCGGTGAGAGCTGACTGCTTGGTGTCGGCGGGAGTGAAGTCGCCAAGGTGACCGCGGGGGCGGTAGACTCCCTCGTTCCTGAAGATCGCGTCGCCGAGGCGGACCATAGCGGCCGCGCTGCTCGACGGCAGCGGTGACCACCCGGACAGAGCGTTCCCCATGAAGTAGACCTGGCGGATACGGTAGTCAGGCTCCCACAGATCTATCCCCGTGATGATCGCCCAGTAGAATCTCATGACGATCCGCTCGACGAAGTTCTCGCCGAGGAGCATCGGGACGAAGCTGCCGACCCAGCGGCGCAGCACTCTCTCGTGGTAGGGCGTCGCGAAGATCACCTCCATCGACTGCTCGACGTGCGGCCACCCCTGCATCAGCTTGCCGGTGAACCGATTCATGCCGTTTCGAGCTGGAGAGACGAGCGCCTGGTGGTTGAGGAGCTCGGGCCATATCGCATTGACTGACCGGAAGAAGTCGTTGTCGACGACCGGGTAGTTCACGGTGCTCGTCGACTCCGCGGCCGCGAGGTCGATGTCGCTGAGGATGTCAGTCATGAGTCGAGGGGTACGATCGCGCCAGAGTCAATGTAGAACTTAGCCTGCTGCGGCGTGAGGTGGACGATCTGCTGGTCCCCCTGCCTCTTGACCTTGGCGCCAGCGAACTCCCCTCTGAGGTCTGGCCTGTGATTCACGTCAGTGATGGCGTAGGGCTTGCGATCAGAGACCGCGCTCGCTGCCTCTCTCCTAGCGATGTTGTAGTGTCGAGTCGACTTCGGCATGCTGTGCCTCCTCTACTTAGCGCTGTTGTCTGCCTTGACACCAGACTTGCGGATCTGGAGCGGGGCGGTCGTGGCCGGACCATCCTTGTCGACGAAGATCACGGCCTCGTCGTCCTTGAACGAGATCACGACCCCGTCCTTGTGGGCCTGGACCCGATTGTGGCCGTCGGCCTTGACGAAGCCGGTGAAGCCGCCAGACGTCGAGGTCCGGCAATTGACCGTCGGGTCGCTGCCGTCGCCCTGCATGATGTTGTGCGACCCGCCATTCTTGGTGACCTTCGAGTCGCCGTTCTGCCAGGTGTGAGCGTCGTCTCCTGCGCTTCCGGCGTGGTCGGGCTGTGGGTGCTTCTGGCTCGGAGCGTAGGGAGAGACGGTGGCCTGCCTGAAGTCAGCGCCCGTCGCGGCGACTCTGACGTTCTGGCCCACGGCGTAGACTTCCTTCTGCCGCTCACCCCCTCTGTGGTCGGTGGTGTGTATCCACGGGCTAAGCCAGTCGGTGCCGTCTTTCTTCTTGCCGAGCTTGACGCGCATCTTGTTGCCCTGGATCTCGTGGACCGAGCCCACGCGATCCGAGTGAGCGGCCTGCCTGCGGAGCTCAGCCATCTGGAACAGCATCTTCTGCATGGGGTCTATAGCCATCGTCATCCTCAGTTGGTCGGCGTCAAGACAATCTTCAGCTCGTCAGCTATGGCTCGCCCAAGCTGACGCATGGTGAACAGCTCGGGGGGAGCGTCTGCGGTGGTGGTGACAGGCAGCATCCTGGTGGCCTGCCACGCCTGAGTGACGCAGCGGCACCCTGCGTGAACTATGTTAGTCGCGTCGTCTCTGCCATGCGGGCTCGACATGCCGGTAGGGTTCATCGCCCTCACCTCGGCCATGGTGTAGGGAGAGTGGTCAGACACCTCGATGCACTTCTCGCAGACGTGCTCGTCACCCCTGGTCACGATCTTAACCAGGGCTCGATCGTCGTCGAAGGCCTCGTCCCCCGACGACTGCCACGGTCGCGACCAGTTAGCGTTGGGTGACAGGCCGGTGGCGTCCATCTCCCACCGCAGGTCGTCTGGTGTCGCCTTGTGGACCTCAATGTGCTGCTGGATGACGTCCATCGACATCCCCGTCTGGTCAGCGTTATAGGCGATCCACTCTCTCAGGATGTTGTCGCCGACCGTGTTGAGTGCTCTGGCTACGGCAGCGCCAGTCCGCCTGGGTACGTTGCTCATGTACCGCGACCACTTCAGGAGGTCCGAGGTGTCGACGGATATCTCGCCGGACATCTACTATCTGAACGACGGCACCCTGACGCCGCCCCCACTGATAGCGTACAGCAAGTAGATCAGGACCAGCAGCAAGACGATCACCCACACCGCTTGCTCGAACCGCGGCGGCAGCGTCGGCAGGAATATCTTCAAGACATATAGCGCCACCCACACGATGCCGCATAAGACAACGACTCCGACCAAGAACCACAGAATGGAGATGGCGAGCTCGATCATGGGTTGACTCCTATCGATGGTGCGTCTATCACCGGAGGATGGACCGAGACAACGGGGAGGCTGACTGTCGTCGAGATCCCCCCAGACTCGTCGTCTGCCACCGTGATGTCCGTCATCGTCGGCACCTCCTCCTCGTCCGCGTCTGTGTACGGCGGGCCGAGAGGCGTCGTCGGCACGTTGAGAGTCACGACGCTGTCCCTGGTGAGTCCCAGCTGGGACTGAGCGACTCTCCAGTCCGGCAGGCTGGTGACGTCGATCAGCCCCTCCACAATCCCGGCGACGTCGACGACGTTGACCTCGGGGTTGGCCCTGGCCAGGGTGATGAAGTCCCACACCGGGTGCTTGTCGATCGGCCGCTGGCCGGGGATGAAGTCCCACAGAGGCTGGATCTGGAACACGAGTCGCCGGGCGGCGAACCTGACGCCCTGCTGCGACATGCCGCCGCGGCGAGACTGTATCCGCCTGACCTTGGTGACCATCCGCTTGAACAGCTCGCCCCACTGCGACTGGGTGTCGCCGATCAGAGCGGCGACGGTCTGCGCCGAGACAACGTCGCATGCCCACTCCATGCCCGAGTCGGTGGCGGCGAACTGGATCACGATGTCGTTCTTCTGGTTACGGACCGCTGAGGCGACGCCGATCTCGACAGCGAGATACAGAGACCGGTTGTCGCTAGCGTAGACCTTGGCGACGTTGTCGACAGGGTTGATATCGTCGGTGTCCGTGTAGCAGACAATGTAAGGCTGCGGAGGGCCACCGTACACGGCAGCGGAGAGAGGAGTCATGTCGCTGTCATAGACGCGATCTGCCGCCCACGTCTTGTCACGGAGAGCTGCTACGGCAGTCGCTCTGAGAATCGGCCGCAACAGACTCAATCCGTCACTCCTTCCGCGGGCATGCCGCCAGATAGTTAGTCAGCTGCTCGATGAGCTTGTCCTTGCGAACCGCCTGCTCGTGCATCCCGAACCATAAAAATGCAACGAACATCACGTTGATCAACAGCAGCACGAGAACAAATGGCTGCGCCTTGAGAGCGTCGACGACACTGCGAGCCGTCTGACCAGCCTCGTCGCTGATGGGATTCATGTGAACGGCGTCGGGTCCTGAAGACGAATCAGCAGCACGTTGTATCGCTTGGTCGCCGACGGCTGGATCTCCTGGATCGAGTGCCACTGCTGGTTCGGCAGCTGGTTCGGCAGGAAGACACGGTCGTACATCTTCCACACGCTCGGGTCGCCGAGCCTGTCCTCCTGGATCGAGACCCACTCCCTGCCAGTCTGAACGCTAGTGGCGAGGCCGGAGGCGATAGTGCCAGCCTCCCCCATAGCTCTAGCACCGGGGGTGCAGTACACACCTACGGTGTCGAGGACCTCTCGCGTCGGATCTTGGCTCCCAGTGTCGGAGACGCGCTGGCCCCCCTTCCACGGGATCAGACGCACCGGATCTGCGAACTGGTTGTCGACGGCGTCGTCGACCATCCTCTCGAAGTTTCTCCAGTTGCTCACGGCCAATCCAACGTGCTCACGAGAGCTACTGGGAAGATGTTGCGGTCGCGAAGCTCGAGGAACATCTGGCCTGGGTTGGTCGTAGCCAGGACGGCCGTCTGAGCGTCGAGGCTAGAGGGATCGACGACGCCCTGACGCTGAGCGTACCTGATGTTCCTCTCACCGAACCTGATCGAGTCGACGTAGATGTCAGAAAACCCGGTGCCGCCGGCGGCATTGGCAGCTTGGACGAGCTGCAGCGTCACCTGGTGAGCGATGTAGCACAAGCGAGCCAGGGTGAAGTCCCTCTGGCTCGGCCAGTTCAGACCGTCACCGAGCATCACGTCAGTGACGTTGATAGCTCCCGCGATCTGAGCGTCTGTCGCACTACTCAGCTCGCTGAAGTTAGACCTAAACGACGCGATGTCAGCCGTCGTGGCCATCAGCCTCTACCAGACCTATTGATCTTGCCAGGAGCTGACGGGGGACCGCTGTCGCCACCGCCGCCGTCGTCGATCCGCGCTGACTCTGGCAGAGGCATCTCCGGGAACTGGAGCGGGTGCGCCGGCAGAGGCATGCCGGCCAGGTGGCCAGACGAGTAGACGCCGCGGTTCGGCCTGCCGAGCTCGCGGAACGCCGCGACCTCGTCGTCGAGCATGTCGACCTGCTTCGACTCCCCGGGCCTCAGCTCGTGGCAGTTCATGTGGCGGTCGACGATGATGTGAGCCTGGTTGTGGCTCGTGTTCCTGACCGTCACCGTGTGGTGGTCAGACCTGAGCCGCCTGTCGTCCGCCAGCATGACCATCTGAGGGACAGCCGGGTGCGGCGTCGGCTTGACGATGGTGACTGGAGTCACCATGTCGCTTGCTTGAGGCGGCACCTTCTGGCGCAGCGAGTCAAGATCTACGGGACCATCTCTCATTACACTACCCCATCGATGTACCGAACGGTCTGCGGCCGCCTGATCTCGAGGCCACCGACACGGAAGATGCCGGGGATGTCGTAGACCAGGGGACTACGCTGCCACACCGGCAGGAAGCGGTGCGGCATCGGGACGTGCATCTTGATGACCTCTGGGTCTTTCTTGTAGCAGACGATGCGGCCGTTGCCAGACGCGCCTGCGGTGTCGAGGCCGCGCACTGCGCGAATCTCGATCGGCGCACCCGTCTGAGCCGACACGATGTTGTTCTGCTTGAGCCACTGCAAGAGGTTCATCGTCGTGTTGGGCAGCTGAGCCATCACGATCTGGCTCATCGCCGAGAACGGCAGCAGCACAGTGTCGCTCATCTCAATGCCCATCGAGCTCTGCCAGATGTTTGTCAGGGCGAGGTTGATGTCATTCATCAGCGCCGAGGTCAGAGGCGGCGCCTGAGCGAGGTCGTAGGCCCAGGTGTGGGCAGTGTTGATGACCACGGGCAGAGAGTTGTTGATGAGACCCTGCCAGTTCTTCGTCGTGTTGCCGTAGATGGCGATGTTGTGGAGGAACTCCTCAGCCGCACGCCGCGCCGCGCTGGCGCGCTCCGTCGTCAGCGAGAAGTTCGGGATCATCATGCCCTGCTGGATCTCCTCGGTGTTGTACCGATAGCCGATGGCGCCCATCTCGATGCCGACCTCGAACTTGGCTCGAGTCACGTCAGCGAGAGGCACGTCGCTAGCTTGAGCGTGGAACCAGTCCGCGGCTCCGACCTGGTCGATCGAGAAGAACGTGATCGACTTGGTCCACTCTGACGCCGTCGAGTCGACTGGCACTAGCTCTCTGTAGAAGAGCTCTGGATACTTGATCCTGTAGACCGTCGGCTCGATGTAAGTGATCTGTGAGACGAGGAAGCTCAGGGACGCCTGCTCGTTTGGCATGTCGCCGAAGAACCGGCGACTGTTGTGACCGATACCGTACATCTCAAATTCCTCCATCTAGGATGGTTTGATCTTCGCTGCGCCTCGCCCTGAAAGAGACGCGTCAAAGAAGAAGTAGATCAGCCGCCGAACACCGAGATGAGGCCGAGCTGTCCGGATATGACGGGAGCGATCCAGTGCGCTCCGGTGACGATCGTCGCCGCAGCCGTGCCGCCGAGGAGAGTGGCGGCTGACGCCGTCGCTACCGAGCAGCCAGCCACGTTGAGAGCGAAGGCGTTGCCGGCGGTGCCGACGGCCGCAGCGTCGATGATGATAGCGTTAGCGCCCGACCCGACGGTCACGCCGGTGGGAAGCGGGGGGTCTGCAGCGAAATGCACCGCAGCGAGACCGGCGGTGCCCGAGGCCTCCCACTTGGTCGCAGCCGCCAGGAGGGTGTCACCCAGCGTGGGCCCGATGTTGACGTCGTCGCCGGTCGCCCCAGAGTTCTTGAAGGTGACGGTGACGCCGTTGATGACCAGAGTGTCACCGTCCTTAGGCTGACCAGAGAACGTGATCGAGCCGGTGGCCGCCTGACCCGTAGCGCTGTTGCCCAGCGTCCCCGCCGCAGCGTCGAAGTAGACCCCGTCGTTGGCGGCGACGTTGCCGAACGCCTTGACCCAGATGTGGCCTCGCGTCATGACCGCCATGTTGGTCTTGTAGCCGTACTTGTCGAGCGGAAACGGAGTGGAAGCATTGGGGTCGAGGTTGGACAGACTCAGCGTGATGTCTCGGCAGGTGATGCCGACGTAGGTAGTGCCGCCGAGGACGACGCCCTTCGGGCTCAGCGTGCCCTGGCTGACAGCCTTGCCGAAGCCGATCCCGGCTGCCGTCTCGCAGATCCTAGTGACGACGGCGTGAGGCATCTGGTCCGCGATCATACCCTCTACCGCAGGGCGGATGTAGGGAGCATAACTATTCTGAACGACGACAGTCATTTACAAGCTCCTTCTGTTTTGAGATCTGCTGTCGCTTCTTGTAGGCACGCATGGCGCTAGCCTGCCTGCAGGACGGAGAGCAGTACTTCGCTGTGAGCATCACCCTTCGCTTGATGGGCGCCCCACAGTTCTGGCACCTCTTAGTAGCTGCCGGCAGCACGACGAGCGGCCGCTTCGGCGTCGCGAACTGCCTGGGGCTTCCAGGCGTCGTTCAGCTCGCGGACCGAGTCAGCGTAGGCGGCGTCCCTGATCGCCTGCGGGTTGGTCTGCTCGACGTACCCAGGTCGGCCAGCGAACACGTAGACCGCGTGGTCGATGGTGCCCCGCTGGGTCTGGTTCTTCGGCAGCATAGCGATGATGCTGTCGAAGCTGGCCCTGACCTGGTTGTCGTCCCAGCTCTTGGCGACGTCGCCGAGGTGAGCACTCACGACAGCGCGCCGAGCGTCCTCAACAGTCTTTCCCTCAAACTTGTATGAGTCACCAAGAACGAGCTTGGCTTTCGAAAATACGTCAGCACGATCCCTCACCATGGCATCGATCTGCTCAGGCTTCAACCGAGCGTCCTCGACGGCCTTCTTGAGAGTCACGATCTCGGCGTCCTTCGCCTTGATGGTGTCGCCGAGAGCGGAGATCTGCTTCTTGGCGTCCTCCATCTCCTCATCGTCGTCCTCGTCTTTCTTCTTGAAGGCGTCGATCTTAGCCTGGTAGGTAGCGATCGTCTTCTGGACGAGCTGCGCCGCGGTGTCCGTCATCTCGCACTGGATGCCGTCCACCATTACGGTCTTCAGGACTGGGGCGTTCATACCGTTCTCCTTTGTGCTATCGCCGATCGAGAGGATTGGGCCACCTCTCGCAGCGGCGCACTGAGCGAGGTGGTTTGCCCTGATGTTGGTCTGGATAGCGTCGTACGCCTCTCCAGCGTGAATCTCTCCGTGCGGGACTACACCAGGAGCCCACACGAGGTCGCACGTGTAGCCGACCGAGAGCTGCTTCTTGGTGCCGTCCTTCCACGCTGCGATCGCCTTAGAGTCTCGCAGCATCATCGGGACTCTCACCGTGCCGCCGTCCCTGAGGACCTCGTCGCCGGTCTCCCCGGTGGCGTGCTCCTTCCAGTTGTCGGTGGTGACTGGCCTGTCGGGGTGCTCGAGAGTCGTAGGAAGATGTGTATAGCTGTGGATCGCCTTAGAGTCGAACACAGCCGACGGAGGCCGGTAGACCTTGACGACGTCCGCGAAGTCGATGCCACACTCGTCTCCTCCGTAGACTTGAACGCCAGTCCGAGCGATGCGCGGCATCGCCTTGAGGAAGCCGTCCTCGGTGAAGGAGACCTTGGCGGCGTCGTCGATCTCGATCGCGTCGTAGAGCTGGACCTTAGTCGGCGGCTCGACTCTGACGTCGCCTATGACGGCGAACACTGGATTGAGCACGGAGTCTTCCTCCTCGTAAGTTGAGACCAGGCGGCCGAACGGGTCGTACTCGACGACGGTGCCGTCGGGGTCGACCTCGTAAGTCGCGACCTGGCGGCCGAACGGGTCGTACTCGACCTCTCCCTCGAATGATGATCCACTCCTGCGACGGCGCCTGTCGACGCCGGAGATCTGACCCGAGTTGCGCATGGCGTAGAAGACGCGCTCGCCCGTCTTCTTGCCGTACGAGCCGAACAGCGACCTCTTGATCTTCTTACCCTTCTTGGTCAGCGGCATGGCTACACCGTGGCGCCATACGGCAGCGCTGGCCGCGACATCCCGATGCCAGGGCAGTTGTCACCCACCGCCGCCTGAAGGCCGCTGAGGACGGCCTGGTCGATGGCGTCCTTGAAGCCAGAGAGCTTGGCGCACTCGTAGCCCCGCTCAGTCCCGATCACATAGCGGCACGTGTCCGCGCTCGTGTAGGACTGGTTGTTCCTGTTGATCCTGCACAGAGTGCTCAAGGTGGGTTCGCGGATGACGGTCATAGCGACTCGACTAGCCTCTTCAGGACGCTGCCGACGTCGACCTTGTTAGCGTCAGACAGCGGCCGCATCGTCATCAGGTAGTTGATCAGCAAGCTGTAGTCATCGCTCTCGCGGATCAAATTTATCGCCTCGACAAAGTCCATCTCGTCCTGAGTGGCCATCGCGTATCCTCTAGAAGGAGAAGTCAGTCCCGTCTGGCCAGCTGATCTTGATGCCAGACTTCATCATCGCGCCGACGACCTCCTCGAAGGTCTCGCGGATCAGCCACCGGTTGCCTCCAGAGAAGATCGCCGCCCCGACGTGGCTCCCGACCTGCTCGGTTGGCAGCGGCCTCCTGACCAGGCTCATCTCAGCGAGATCCATCAGTAGCGGCTCGCCGTCAGGAGCGGTGAACATGACCCAGTTCATACACCTCCGCCGGGGACGAAGCACCTGATGTTGTACCCGCTCTTGACCTTGACGTACCAGACGATCGCCTCACCCACCGGGTTGCCGGAGTTGTAGATCACGGCCTCTGACGGCACCTGCTGCCACTCTCCCTCGATCGGCACCCAGTAGTGGTTGTCAGGCCGCATGTCGTAGTCGGTGCGGTGGCCGTCGGCTACGCTGCAGCACGGCACGCCAGTGGGGCTGTGCTGGTCCTGGAACCACTTGCTGATGTTGGGATCTACCCCCTGGTACTTCTCGCTGTCAAACGCCTGGGACGATGCTGCTGTCATCAGTGTCATCGCTGTCGCGATCAGTAGCCTCATCACGATTGACTCCGTTGATGAACTCGAGGATCACTCTCAGCTTCATCGGATCGTTGATGCAGAGGATACGCCCGTTGATCTCGTCACGCAGGACGATGCGGCTCATGACTGTGTTAGGATCTGTCATGGTCGTGAGCGAACCGCATGTCGAACCACGGGTACCACTTGCACCGGCACCTAGGGTGGAGCGGCAGCGTCGCGTTCACCTCGTCGATGTCGTACGGCATGCCGTCAGCAAAATCCTCACACTCGTCGCACACGTCAATGTCACCAGCGGTGAGCACACCGACTAGGGTCTCGTCGCACACCATTCGCGAGTCTCTGACTCGGCGTCTCCTCTGCTCTGGAACAACGCCGACCTTAGTCTGACCAGCCTGGCGGTACACCTCGAGGCGAGCTCGGTTGTGCGCGGCGACGGTGTAGTGGTCCGCCATGAGCCTCAGGCGCTCAGCCCCGACTTTCTCGAAGACCTCGGCGAGCTGCCGCCACAGCAGGGTAGGTCTCTCACCCTGGAGGACACCCCGCTCGGCGACTCGAGAGCTCTGCTGCAGGATCACGGCCGTTATGGCCGAGACGTCGGGCTCGACGCGCCTCAGCAGCGTCTGATCTACTAGGGGCAGCGTCGGAGGGACCGTGGCACCGGCGTCGAGGTAGGCGTGAGTGGCACCGTGCTTCCACGCCAGAGTCACGTACTTGTCCCACCAGTGGTTCTGGTCGACCAGCGACAGCTGCCCCTTCAGCCACATGTCGAAGGCCTGGAGCCTGATCTCGTCCGGGTGGTAGGCCATCTGGCCGCCCCTGAGGCCGAGCGTGTCGCTGTCGACGACGGCGACTCTCGTCGCTGCCCTGACCTTCCCCAGGCGCATCAGAGCGTCAGCTGTGAAGATCGTCCTAATCTTCCCCGTCTTGGTTGGATCGCTAGAAAAGAGCGCCGCCGACCTAGGCGGCGCAGTGCGGACAGAGGTTGGCCCACTGCCCGGGGAGGAACTACTAGGGCTCATCGTTGCCACCGCGGCTGCCCTTCCCGGGCTCGCCGCCAGTGTTAGGAGGAGGTTCGTCTTTACCTGGAGCAGCGGGTTTGCTAGCGCTGCGAGATGACTCTAAGCCGGCCTCGGCATCCCACTCAGCCTCGTCGGAGATCGCCGTCTGGATGCCCGGGTACAGCCAGCCAGAGGTCACGAGATGCCCCTGCCGACCAGCCTGCAGGACGTGCGGACTGATGATGCCCGAGTCGACGTCGATCTTGAACGCCTGAGCCGCCTTCAGCTCGGCGTCGGCCTTGTCCGTGTCGCTCAGCTGGTAGAGCGGGTTCCACTTGTAAGTGATGTCGGGGTCGCGGCTGCCGAAGGTGTGCCTGATCATCACCTCGTCGAGCCGCTGGAGCGCTGGCGTGTACTTCACGACCTGGTCTGCCGCGAGGCGGTCGTAGTAGTTCCGTGTGTCGCTGTCGCCGGTAGAGTTCATGCCTGACGGCTCGCGGCCCATGAACCGCGTGGCCGGGATGTCGGCGGCGGCGCAGCACACCAGGAAGAACGCGTTCATCAGGCCGTCCCAGCCGCTCAGCGTCAGGTGGCTCCGCTCCCACTCCTCTTCCCTGTCGATCAGGAGAGCCTTGACGACGCTCTTCCCGAGGTTGGCCTGCGCGAATCTCTGCAGTACAGCCTGCGTGCCCACGTCCGTCTGCATCTTGGCGGTGAGGCCAGGGACCTTGATGACGTCGAGCTTTGACTCGTGGATGATCGTCGTCAGTGCGGACTGGACGATCCCGGCTCGCTTCACCGCATCCTGGACGGGCATGAGGACAGAGTCGCCCCAAGCGTCCTGGCTCCGCTCCATGTCAGGGTACTCGTGGCCGACCAGGCGCACGACCCGACTAGGGTGGATGTACAGCATGTCGCCGGGCCGCTGGCCCATGGTCGGCTCACCGACCGGCTGAACACCGCCGGGGGGATCTACGGTGACTGAGTTGCTGCGCGTGTAGTAAGTGGGCTCGCCGAACCACGGGCTGGTGATCTCGAGGACCCGCGGCCCTGCCGCGATCATGTGACGCGACACCACGTGGATGAACTTGAGGTCGCCCCTCTTGACCTCGTCGAGGTTCAGCTCCTCCTGGAATGTCCCCTTGTCGACGCCCAGGACCATGGCAGCGCCGCCGTAGAGGCGCGACTTCTCCAGAGCCGAGAGCATCTTCCGCTGGATGCCGAACGTCCTCTCCGTCTCCTCGAGGGCGGTGATCTGCTCCTTGGTCCCGAACCACTGGCGCCACGCCCTGGTGCAGTCGTAGGCCGGGATCTCGATGATCTTCCTGGCGAGCCAGTCGCACCGGTACGCCGCCTCGAGCTCGTTGAGGTCGAGCGGCTTGAACACCCAGTAGGTGCTCTCGTTCTTGTCGACTCCGAGGACGCCCAGCCCAGTGATGAGATTACTGAAGGAGTCAAAGATCGGGCTCGCGAACCTGGTGATGATCCCCATGTCAGTATAACTCTAGGAAAGTGATGACGTTGTTGGAGCTAGTCGAGACGCACCAGATGTCGCCCTGATAGTCGTAGGTCTTTATGTGACCGGTGCTCTGGCTGGAGGTGCCCTCCAGCACGTCACCAGTCGCGATGGTCACCGTGCTGTCAGGACCGCACCACACGTTGCTAGTCGTGCCGTTGGTGAGGACGGCACGGATGCGATCTGGCCGCGACGCTACTACTCGAGTGGCAGCCGTAGTTATGCTGACCTGACCGACGGCCATGTTGGTGGCTCCACGGTTCTGAGCAGAGACCGGGAGGCACATCGCAAGAACTATGATAGCAGCTAATCTCATCATCTCGATCCATCAGCCGCGTCACCTTGGGGAAAGGCGGTAATGGGATAAGGCGACGCGGCCGACCCTGACGACCTCAGAGCGGATTCACCTGGGGCGCATTCGGATCTGTCGGAGGAGGAGTCGTCGGTGGAGGCGTGTTGGCGTCGATGGCGTTCTGGATCGCCTGCTTGCGCTCCTCGACCGCGTCGAAGATGGCATCGACCTTGGCCTGCTGGTCCGGTGGCAAGCCGAGAGCGTCAATCTGCTGACGGACGCCGCTTACCAGCTCGATCAAGCCCTCTTCACGCGTCTTGAGCTCCTGGATGTCAGAGATGATGTCATCGAGCGACTTGTGAGTGTCAGCCATGAGTTCCTCCAATCGTGTCATGTCGACGGGTTTTGACTGCGCCAGGAGAGTGTCGACTTTCACTCCTAGTGAATTGATCTTGTTGACCATCTTATTCCACTCGGCAGAGTCGATGAGGATCATAGGCATCGGGTCACCTCTTATAAGGTGGAATGCGAAGTCGATCCACTCACCTACCGTCGTCATCGGCTCTGCGTCTGTCAGATGGGCGGTTCACAGTGAGAGTCGGGACACCGATCTCGACCTCTTCCTCTACGGGCTGCGGCTTCTTCTCAGTCGTCTTCTTGTCTTTCATAGGTGCCTCCGTGAGGAGCCAGGCGCCTGTGGAGGCGCCCAGCTGGTGCTGATTCTCGTGTCACCCGTGAATTGGACGCCGAGGGACACCTCCCTGAGTGCGAGCCGGATCAGCCCGACTCGATCAGCGCCGCAGCGCTAATTGCTAACTGAGGAGCGAAGTCATCGTCTCGATGCCGGCCCAGCCGTCGACATTGAGACCGTGAGCCTGCTGATACGCCTCGACTCGAGCCTTGGTGCCAGGGCCGTAGATCCCGTCGATTGCGAGGGGCGTCATCCCTGGCGTCTTGTGGTTGAGCGTCGTCTGGAGCCACTCGACGTCGTACTTCGACGACGTCGATGGGCTCACTGTCCGCGGAGCTGGACCGAGCGGCAGCTGCTCCTGCTGGCTCGAAGACTTGAACAGCTCGGGCGCAATCTTCACGGCTAGAGCCTTGGCCTTGTCGAACAGCTTCTGAAGCTCCGGGACCATGGTGAGAGCTCTCCTGATGACGGGGATAGCTTCCTCGACGAGCGCCTCGATCTCGCCGCGGTACTGCATCGCCCGGACGGCGTAGGGGACGTAGCTGAACCAAGAGGTAGCCATCAGTCGTGCCCTCTGCAGGCTATGGTCACGTCGGTGGGGTCGTCAGCGCGGCCAGCGGCCGAGATGGCTATCTTAAAGCCACACTCACTACACGTAACCTGCCAGTAGCCGCACTCAGGAGCCGGGTACGGCAGGATGACCTGGCACGACCGCTCGTCAGAGTCAGACAGATTGACAGATATACCGTGAGGGTAGTCAGGGTCAGCCTGCAGCTGAGCCTTGCGGCCAGCTCCGTGCCACTCGACCCTGTGGCGCTCGGTGATCATCCTGTGGCGTTGAGGATCTCGAGGACCTGAGCCGCCGTGGCGTGGACCTTGGCGCTGCCGCCGCCGTAGTTGATCGTCGCCGTCGGGGGTACACCAGGGTCGGCGGGCACAGCTTCTTTCGCCTCGACGGCGGCCGTCGGCGGCTCACCAGGGTCGGCGCCGTTGGCGGGTCGGCCGGGGTTAGCTTCCTTGGCCTCGACGGCGGGCTGCTCCGGGACGGCTGGCTTCCCAGGGTCGAAGTCCACGCCCGTTATGCTGCTAGTGACGATGATGTGGTCCTTGCCGTCAGAGTCTCTCACGAGAACCGCTGTCCTGCTCATGTGTTCCTCTCCTCTCGAGTGGAATGTCGTCCTCGATCTCTTGAGCTCGAAGCTCCATCAGGCGCCGCTCCTGAGCGCGCCGCTTCTCTATGAACTCTTCCGCCGCCTTGCAGTCCATTGGGAGATGCTCAGACAAGTTAATCATTGCCCGACAGTACCATCTCCCGTCGACGGCTGTCCAGTCACCACTGGATCTATGCTGTGCCTTCCGCTGTGCGCCGGGTTAGACAGCGATGCGTAGCTGCAGACCCAGTGGTGATCTCCTGCGCTGCAGGCATTGACGAGCAGCAGTATCAAGACGCCTGCCGTGATGAGCGCTAACGTGAATGCTGACAGATAGGTTATGACCGTCTGCAGCGGTGTCATTGATCCTCCAGAGAGTGCGGGCTGCAGAGTCCCCGAGACAATGCAACCCGCACGGGGCTAGCCGCGGCCGCCTAGCTCACTCTTGACGTCGCGGACTAGGGTACCGACCTTAACCACCGCGTCTCTCAGCTCCTGCTCTGTCACGCCAAACCTACCAGCCCAGTACCGCACATCGCGGATCTGGTCGATGCGGATGCGAATGTGGTCCTGCGAGGTATCGTCTGGCATATCCTCTCTCCTCACGAGCGTCGAGAAGACTTCAATTGACGGCGGTACTCCTGGAGATACCGCTTCCTTCGGTCGCCCCGAGCCATGAGCAAGAGAGCTACAGCCACGTTGGCGAGCACCCAGATGAGAACCACCTTCACGAGCATCAGTCATCGCCCTGAAGTTATCTCTCGCTAACCTCTTCGCCTCTGTGACAGAGTCGGTGATACCGACGGGAGATCCGCTGAGGCGCAGATGAAATCTGCCGTCGGCCGTGGGATGAATCATGTAGCGGCCTCGGCCGCCAGTGTCAGCGAACAGCTTCCTAGATAAGGGCGACTCTCGCCAAGATAAGAACTTGATCATGGTAAAAAGATACCACAATCCTGAGGTCTACTGACCGTCCTTACGCTGAATCACTGAGGGGTCTGACATTTCCCTCATCAGACCCCTTCTCTGCATCGGCACGTCCTGAGCGTCATTGCCAGGCAAGGGCCGCCGTCGTTGAGGCGGCAGCTGATCGGCTCGGCGGCCTCTCGGAACGGCGCTATCTTCATCCACCACTCGAGGCCGTCAGCGTCAGTCAGAAGAACTCTGTCGCCCCTCCGGCGGAGGACCTCCGCCAGCTCTCCCTGAAGAGTCACTCGCAGCCTCGGTCGGACCGGCCCCAGGTAGCTCATCAACTTCCCACTCCAGGGGGCGGTCTCTCCACTGGGTCTGAGAAGATATCACTCCTTGATCGCGATCTTGATCCAGTCGCTGGCCAAGATGTCGCCATGGCGCGGGCACCAGGGGACTTGACTTCCGTCAGAGTAGTGGATGTAGATGTACCGCTGCGTCATCTTGGAATTAGAGCCTGGTTCCAAGATCCCGATCCAGACGTCCTTGCCCTTGTTCTCGCGGTAGCACGTCCCGCCGTTCTTCATGTGCTCGAGAGCGCCGCCGAAGGTCATCGCCATTATGTTGTGAACCCCGAATAGCTATAGTCGTAGTTGTCTTTAGTGAGGTGGTTGAACGCCATCGCCGAGGCGTCGCCCTGGTCCAGAGTCTTGCCGTTCGGCCAGCTCTCGAGCTCAGACAGGTAGTCGCGGACCCACGGGCCGGCGACCATCCACACGTTCGAGCCCTGGACCTGGGCGGCGAACGGCTCGGCCCTGACCTCTTTAGCGCCGCTGACGCGATCGGCGATGACGTTGAAGCCAGCCAAGTTTCGAATAGTAGACTCAGCGCTCTCCTTGCCGCCAGAGCCGGGCTCCTGCTCGATCACGACCGTCAGCGCCCCGCCGACGTGCCGCAGGCTCATGAGGCACGCTTCGGCCGCAGACTTGATCAGCTGCTCGCGCTCGAGAGCCGCCCAGCGCCCACGCAGCACGCTCTCGACCAGGAAGCGCCCCGACTTCAGCTTGTGCATCAGCACCATCGCTGTATAAGCGCCGTCGCCATCTTTTGTCCCTGCCTTGTCGACGGCGAGGACAGAGTTCATGATCTCAGATCGATCGAACACCGGGATGATGCTCATCCTGTCGATCGGGAACATCCCGCCGCCGACGACGAATGGCTCCTGCTGGTACTCGGCCTCCCACGAGGCCTCGCTCATCACTCTCTTGCGCTCGAGCAAGAAGTCGAGGGGCTTGAACTCGGGGAACAGCGCCTCACCCCTGCTGCGGTGCTCCTCGTCCTCGGTGGCGACCGCCTTGAACTTGAGGATCTTGACCTCGGGGTACCGCTCGATGACGCGACCCAGGGGATCGTCGACGTGCCACCTGGTCATGATCCAGAGCATGCCGCTGTCGGCCGCCATGCGAGGGCCGAAGTCGTCGGCGAACCAGTCCCACGTGGCGTTCCTCGTCGTCTCGCTGTTCGCCTCGGCTCTCCCTTTCATCGGGTCGTCGATGACGCCGAGGTGCAGCTCCATCCCGTTGATGGGACCTCTGACCGTGGTGTTGCGGAGAGACCCCGTCGAGCTGCAGTACTCGACCAGGTTAGTGTTGCACACCCAGCCCGCCAGGCCGATCCGCGTGGCGAAGATCCTCCTATACCTGTCGGACGTCATCACGCGAGTGACGCCGAGGTTCGTCCTGACGCCAAGGTCTTCGGAGTAAGACGCGAAGATCGTCTTCAGATTCGGCGACTTGCCCGCTAGCCACGAGATGAAGTCCTCAGCGACGCTAGACTTCCCGTGCTGGGGCGGCGCCATGATCGCCAGCTTGGGGCGCTCGCCGCTGACCATCCTCTCGTAGAACTCGTGCAGCTCGTCGCTGATCCTCTGGGTGAACCAGTTCCACTTCATCCCAGGCCGGATCATCTTCCGGTAGGCAGCGAAGTCTCTCCTGGCTCCGACGGCCTCGGCGTGGATGATCGCCTCAGCTGCTCTGCGACTGAACGTGCTCACCTGCTAACTCAGTATCTAACCACGCGATCTCAGCTCTGAGCTCACTGACAAAAGATGACGAACTCGTCAGGTCTGATTTGAGCATACCTTCCAATACCTCAGACAGAAGCCCGCGAATAATAGTGAGGTGCTCACGCATTACCTGACCTCTCGCTCTCTGGAGCAGTCCTCTCGTTGAAGTGGTCTACTGAGACGCCGATCGCCTCCTCGATCGCGTGCTGCATCACACTCTTCATCAGATCTATGAACTGACGCTTCAGGTCAGGGTCGGCCATCATCGGGCCGATCCTCACCGAGCCGATCAGCGTAGCACGCTCCATCGTGTCTGAGAGCGCGAGGTAGGCGTTCCAGAAGTTGCCCTCCTCGCGGAAGGCCAGGCGGACGGGGAGCTCATGAGCTCTCGCTGGGCGTGACATCGATCATCTTCGGTTGTCTGCTGCGGATCTCGGCTGGCGCCATCTTCTCGAACGGGACGCCATACGTCGCGCACAGCGCTGCAACTTCTTCCTCAGTCAGAGTCTCCTTCTGCGGGTCGAGCAAGCCGTCGAGAGTCAGCGGCAGGAGCTTCGAGCCGAAGGCATTGCAGAACAACTTCTCCCTGTGGAGCACCAGGTACTCCATGAACCCAGCGAGACCTCCTGGGCCCGGCCTGGTGAACTCACCCGTCTGAGGATCTTGCTGCTTGTTCCCCGCGAGCTCCATGGCGTGAAGGATCGCGTCCTTCATCCTCATGGTGAACTTATGCTTGGAGCCCTTGACGTTCCCACCGATGCGCTTGTGCCCCTTCTGGAAGCCGTTCTTCCTGGAGGCTATCGCTCTGGCGCTGTTCGGGAACGACTTACTCACCGCCGGTGCCCTTGATCTTGTGGACTTGAGCCACTCTCTCGTTCGTCTCGTTCAGAGCGATCCTGACGCGCTGCGTCAAGACCTCTGCGCACTCGAGGTACGTCTGCCGGTCGTGAGAGTCCGTAGCGTGAGAGGCCAGGGTGCGGTAGAGCTCGACCTTGTTCATGATGCGCTCTACTTTCTTGTCAAGGCTAGTGATATCCTTGAACAACAGGAAAGTGAGCTTCTGAATCAAGATCTTGTCGTCTCTCATCACTGCTTTCTCGACGGCCCTCGGAAACTCCTCATCGATGTACTTACCATCGACAATCTGCAAGTAAGACTTCACCGGTTTTGTTGCAGCCATATTAAAGCACTCCGATCAGACACCGGAATGTTTTATATCTCAGCAAGTTCCATGGGGAACTTAAATAAATTTAGCCAACCTTACGACTTCCGAGCTAATCTTGCTCGCCCATCCGCGCCCCCGATCCTGCCGAAGCGGATGCCCGCGACCTGAGTCAGGCCGCTAGAGGGATATACTTCCTTCGCCGACGGTTGCGCCTCGCCGACACTACAGTCAGCTCAAACTCTTCGAACTTCGCTAGCACTTCCTTGCTGAACATCTTCAAGCCCACGGCTATGGATGCTCCCCCTATCTCTCGGATGGTGCCGTACTTGCCCGCCCATATGCTCGACCCGATGACCCTGACCCGGTCCCCGACAGAGAAGAGCTCCTCGCGCTCGGGCTCCGCCAGGACGTACCTCTTCTCACCGATCTCCTCGGCGTCGGTCGTCAGGGCATCGACCACGGCGTCGGAGACCGTAGCGACCTCTAGCTCGTCGGTCTCGGTGCTGCGCCACTTGACGAACGTGAAGATCCCCGACACCTCGAGGAGGCGGCGAACGCTGTCCGGGAACCTGACGAAGATGTAGCCAGGGAAGGCGGGGGAGAGCCTCTTCTCGACGATGCCGCGCCTGACAGTCAAGCGCCTAACGTAGACCATCATGGGGTCGTAGCCAGCCCGGACCACGCGATCGAGTGTCGCCTCATCGTGCTCGACTACCGCGAGTAACCAGGGCATTCCCGTCCCTCGACTCAGTCTAAACGGACTACCACGGCTCACCGTGACAGTCCACCCGTGGAGCTCGCCAGGAGCTCGCCTATCGCGCTAAGACGCTGATCCGTACTATCACCGCCGGGGGTCAGAAGCGCGCTCCACTGGCGTGGA